CTGCCGCCGGCCCCCCCCGCCGATATCGGGGGTCGGGGTGAGTCGGCGGCACCACCCAACCTCAACAGCACCAGGAGCAACCACATGGGTTCCGAGCCCTACACGCAAGCTGCCGCCGGCGAACTGGCCACCGCCGAAGAGTTGACGGACGCCTCCGCCAAAGAGGTCCGCGCCCTGCTGGAGCAGAACAAGGGCAACCGCAAGCGGATCGCCGACCTGCGCAGCGCCGAGGAACGAAAGATCAAGGCGGCCCGGCGTGAGATCTCCTCGCTGGACAGAGTGCTCGCCGCGCTCGACAAGCAGGGCGAGGAACTCCTCGCGCAGCTCCACCAGCCGCCCGTCGTCTTGTCGATGCAGGTCGTCCCCGACCAGGCGGAGACCCCTACCGAGCAGCATCAGGCCGTCTGGGACGGCACGAACCCTCCGGAGACGGGCGTGTTCAAGACCTACCCGGATCTGGCGCGCGACCCGGACAAGAACCTCGCGGCGCTGGCCGAGCAGTGGGAGGCGCAGGCCGCCCGCGAAGGGGAGCCGTCGTGACCGCGCTACACCGGGCCGCCCGCCTGCTCGGGCTGATCGCCTCCCGCCATCCGCGCGGCTGCGCAACGGGATGGGCGTGCCTGGCTCGTCTCCCGCGCCCTGAGCGGCCCGTGGACGACTTCAGCTCCCGCCGCACCCACCAGACCCCCATCGAGTACGGAAAGGCCCCCCGATGAGCGAGAGCACCCCCAAGACGCCCGTCGCCACCACGCCTCCCACCCCGGAGAACGTCGCCGAGATGCTGACCAGCGGCGACAACGACTACCACGACGGCAACTACTGGCACCCGTCCATCGGCGCCGACGGCAACGTCGTCCACATCGGCATCACCGCCTACAGCGAGGACGGCGGCAAACTGCCCGAGCAGCACTTCCGGGCGGTCGTCGTCGAGGGGGAGCAGACCCCGATCGTGCTGGAGCGCCCCGAGGAGCTCGGGCTCTGCTGGGACGAGGACGGCGGCGACCTGATCGCCCCTACCGCCGACGGGATCCGCATGTGGCCGCCCTCCATGGCGTGGTTCGACATGACGGTCCAGGAGGCGCGTGAACTCGCAGCCCACCTTGCTGCGATGGCGGACGAGTGGGAGGCCGCTGAGGCCGCTCGGGCACAGAAGGGCGGCCAGCCGTGACCGCCTGGGACAAGCTGACCTTCGCCGCCGAAGCGCTCAACGCCCTGTCAGGCGGGACGTTCCTGTACGTCGTCGCCGGCGTGGCCATCCTCGCCGCCGTCTCCCTGCTGTTCGGCTACATCGGCCGCTGCATCTCGATGGGCGTCCCCGTCGTGAACGAGAAGGTCCTGCGGCAGGCGCTCGTCGAGGAGGCGGACCGGCAGGAACGTCACGGTCTGGCTGGCCTGCACGACGTGTTCGAGGACGGCGACGATGACCGCTGACCTCATCGTCGACCTCTTCGCCGGCCCTGGCGGCTGGAGCACCGGCATTGAGGATCTCGGCCTGCGCGACATCGGCCTGGAGTGGGACACCGCAGCCTGCAAGACGCGGGCAGCAGCCGGCCACCTGACCATCCAGTGCGACGTCGCCCAGTACCCGACCGAGCCGTTCAAGGGCCGCACCAGCGGGCTGATCGGGTCACCGCCGTGCCAGGCGTGGTCCCGTGCCGGCAAGGGGCTCGGCCTCGTCGACCAGCCGTTGGTCCACCAGGCCGTCCACGACCTGTCCAAAGGCCGCGAAACCCGCAGCGCCCTGCTGGCCGCCTGCAAGGACCCGCGTAGCCTGCTCGCCGCCGAGCCGATGCGGTGGCTGTACGACCTGCGCCCCGAGTGGACCGCCATGGAAGAAGTGCCGGACGTGCTGCCCCTGTGGCGCCAGTACGCAGAGGTGTTACGCGGCTGGGGTTACAGCGTGTGGTGCGGGGTGTTGAATGCCGCCGACTACGGCGTCCCCCAGACCCGGCGCCGCGCCATCCTGATCGCCTCCCGCGTCCGCACTGTCACAGCGCCGACCCCGACCCACACGCAGCACCCGGCAGGCGAGGACCTGTTCGGCGAGTCGCTGCCCGGCTGGGTGTCCATGGCCGACGCGCTCGGCTGGGGCGCCACCGACCGCGTCGCTCCGACCGTCACTGCGGACGGCGGGAAGACCGGCGGCGCTGAGCCGTTCCCGACACAGGCGCGGCAGGCGCTCCTCGATGCACAGGAGCGCGGCGCATGGGTACTGCGCTCACGCCGAGACTCACCCAAGTGGATCGCCACCGACGGGCCTCGCGAGAACCGCCGCGCTGACCAGCCAGCCCCGACGTTTACCGGTGAGGCGCACCGCTGGAGCTGGGCCCTGGAGCGGCCCGCGACAACGGCCTGCGCCACAAACAGGATCGCCCCACCCGGTCACCGTGATCGGTCTCCGGGCGGAGAGTCGCAGTTCTCCAGCTCAGACACAGTCCGCGTGACGGTCCCAGAGGCCGCCGCCCTGCAGTCCTTCCCGGCCGACTACCCGTGGCAGGGCACCAAGACCAAGCAGTTCGAGCAGATCGGCAACGCCGTCCCGCCGCTGCTGGCCGCCCACATCGTGTCCGCGGCTACCGGTCTGAGCGTGCCCGCCCGTGACGCGGAGGTGGCCGCATGAGGCTCCCTAAGTGCTGCGAGGACTGGCTGACCGCCGGCAAGCCGATGAGTGAGCACGTGCCCGTCTGCGAGCACCAGCCGCCGGCGCCTGACGTCGACCCGCCCCAGGACGCCCTGTTCGACCTCTCCCCGCCCGCTACCGACCACCAGGGAGGTGCACACCTGTGATGCATGACCTCACCGCCGCCCTGATCCGCGGACACGTGGCCTGCCTGGCCCGTGCCGCCGCCGACACCACCGCCCCCGCCGAAGCGCGTGCCCGTGTTGAGGCCGAGCGTGCCGTGTGGGAGGAGGCCGGACGATCCCGGACGGCACCGGACGGACCCGGAACGGCCCGGAACGAAACGGAACATCTCGGAACGGAGAACCCCCGTGGCCACTAGCAAGATGATCGACCAGGCGCTGTGGCAGCCGCGCCCCGCGGCCGGCTCCGACCTGCACGCCGCCAGCCTCACCTTGCACCAGCCCCGCGCCGACCAGGACGCCGAAGCTGCCGAGCACGCCAAGGCCGGCCGGTCCATGGTCAGGTTGGCGCTCGGCCGGCACGACTGCGTCCTCCTGCCCGCCTGCCCCGCCCACGGACGGGAGCTGTGTGGCTGCGTCACCTGCGACAACCCCGCCCACGCCGGCGACGTCGACCTGCTCGACCTCGCGTTGAAAGCGTCTGGCCTGCGCGACGAACCCCGCGACACCCACCGCGACTGCTCCGTCTGCCACAAGCCGCGACGCCTCGACCGTTTCGCCCACGCCAGCGACGTGTGCAAGTACTGCCAGGCCGACGCTAAAGCCGCCCGCAAGGAGGCCGACCATGGCCACGCCTGACTGGGGGTGGACGGACTGGGCCGCCTGCCGCGGCCAGGACCTCGTCCTGTTTTTCGGCCCCGCCGGCGAGAAGCAGAACGAGAAGAGGCACCGCGAAGCCCGAGCGGTAGCGATCTGCGACCGCTGCCCCGTGAAGCTGAAGTGCCGGCAGACCGCCTTCGTGCTGAAGCAAGACGAAGGTGTGTGGGGCGGACTCGGCGAAGAGGAGCGGAAGACCAAGCGCCGCACCTGGGTGAAGGCCATGGCGCGGCAGCGTGTGCGGGCGGCCGTGTGATGGCCGACTGGCGCCAGCTCGGCCTGTGCGCCACCGCGGACCCGGAGGTGTTCTTCACCTCCGGGCCCCCCGGCGCCGCCCTCGAAAACCTGTGCCGGTCCTGCCCGTCGCTGATCCCGTGCACGTTCGACGCGCTCAAGCGCAGCGACTCCGGCTACCAGGCCGGGCTGAAAGTCGTGGACCGCCAGGCGATCCGCCGGTGGGACCGCAGGCAACGGAACCTCGAAACCGCCGGCAGGCCACGAAAGGACAAGCGATGACCCCCCAGCAGTTGTACGCCCTCGTCGACGAGCGGCGCCGCGAGCTCGGCCTGCCGTTGTGGCGGGTCGCCGTTCAGCTACAGGTGTCCACCAACTATCTCGGCTGCATGCGGCGAGGTCATGTGTCTGGCCCGTTGCGTGAGCGGGTCGAGGCGTGGTTGGGGGAGGGGCCGTGACCTCAGGAGCCGGCGGAGCGCTGACGCTCGATCGCCTCAGCATCGGCTACGGACACCACGGCGGCGATGCGCCGGCCGCGGGACATGACGTACGTGATGGTGCCGTACGCGGCGGCGTCGTTGATGACGTCGGCCAGCTTGGCTCGTACGTCCCGCGTGCTGAGTTCCTGCGCCGTGGGTGCCATTACTCCAGTGTACCTAGGCGTAATCCGGAGTACACTCGTGTACACAAGTGTAACGACGGAGGACGCATGGAACACACGCTCCCGGCTCACGCGACCTGCAACCACAAGAACTACATGTTGAGCTGCGAGGTATACGAGCAGATGCTCGCGGACACTGGCCAGCGCTGCGAGGTGTGCGAGCGGCCAGCCGAGGACAACCCCGGCGGCAAGCTCTACATCGACCATGACGCGCACGTCGGGTACTGGGCCGTTCGCGGGCTCCTCTGCAACCCCTGCAACAGCGTTCTTCGCAGTGACGCCCCACCCCCCGCCGGCCCGGCGTTCGCCCGATACCTGGAGAACGCCTGGTATCGGCGTCAGATGGCTGTGCGCGGACTCCCCTACGACGGCCTGGCCGAGCCACCGGAGGGAAGCTGCGTTCGCGACCATCGCGGCAAGTTGTGGCGCCGCCGAGCTGGCCGCTGGATCTGCTCGGACGCCCGCTACAAGGTGCGCGACTGGCGACACCTGATCGCCAAGACCGGACCGCTCGGCCTGACCTGGGTGCAGCCCGTCGAAGTGCCCATCCGGCCGGCCGATCCCGAATCGGTCGCTGCGTCGCTCCGCGCCTTTATGGCCCCGCAAGACCTCGCCAGGCTGCTGCGCCTGCTTGCCGAGCGCAAAGACTAAACCAACTCACCACCAGGGGGACTCAATCGTGGCAGCACGCCGAATACCCGCCCCGCTCCCGACCTGACCGAACTACTCACCATCTGGAGCACCGCAAGTGGGATGGGCCCGCATAGACGACGCCTTCGACGATCACGAGAAGGTGCTGGCGCTACTCGACCTCGACGAGGGAGTAGCGGCGCTCGGGCTGTGGACGCTGTGCCTCACGTGGGCGCACCGCAACACTCGCAAGAAAAGCAAGACGCCCGGCCTGCTGCCCAGCACGCTGCCGCGCCGCTTCGTCGGCTCCCGGGGGCGGGAACTGGCTGCGCTGCTCGTGGACGCCGGCATGTGGGACGTACTCGACGACGGATGGATGATCCACGACTTCGCCGAGTACCTGCCGGACAAGGAGGTCAGCGCTGCCCGGTCTGCCGCAGGCAAGAGGGGGGCTGCCTCACGCTGGGGAAACAAGCGGACGGATGGCAATTTGCCATCGCGCGATAGCAAAACGGATGGCAAGCATGTGGCTGCCGATAGCTCGGAGGGTGCTGCCGACGCCTCTGATGCTCCTGAGGGAGCTGACGATGTCGACATCCTCCCGGCTGATGGCAAGTTGCTATCGGAGGATGGCAACTTGCCATCGGTTAGCCATCTTGCGGATGGCAAAGCTGTAGCAAGCGATGGCTCGCGCGCGGGCGCGCGCCGGGTTCGGGCTTGGGTAGGTGTTCAAGGTTCTGTCCGTACTTCGGTAACTCTTCCTCACGAGCAGCCGACTCCTGCGGAGTCTGTCGCCTCCGGCGACGCTGTCTTGATCGAACTCCCCAGCGCCAAGGCAAGGCAGCCTGAATCCGGCTCCGATGACGACCCCAACTGGTTGAGGTTCTGGGACGCCTACCCGCGTAAGGCCAGCAAGCAGGGAGCCCGCGGCAAGTGGGCCAAGGCGATCCGTGAGGGCGTCGATCCCGAGCTCATCATCGCCGGCGCTATCCGCTACGCCGACGAAATGCGGGCCAAGCGCACCCCCAAGGACAAGATCAAGCACCCCGACGGCTGGCTGTATGGCCGCCGCTGGGAGGACGAACCCGAGACGTTCGGCCGCGGCTTCAACGACATCGAAGAGTGCGCTCCTGAGGAGTTCAACTGGTGAACGAGGACTTCAGGGCGCTGCCCCACGACATCGACGCCGAGAAGGCCGCCCTTGGAGCGGCCATGCTCTCGCCGAACGCCGCCAACGCCGTGTTCACACACCTGTCGGTGGATCACTTCTACCGGCCCCAGCACCGGTTCATCTTCCGCGCCATCATCGACCTGTACCGGCGTGGAGACACCGTCGACGGGATCAGCGTCCGCGCCGAGTTGGAGTCCAGCAAGAAGCTGGACCAGGCCGGCGGCTGGGAGTACATCGCCGACCTGGTCGCGTTCGTCCCCACCGCCGCGAACGTCGGCTTCTACATCAACCGGGTGCGGGAGCTCGGCACCAAGGCCATTGCGATCGAGGAACTCACCCGGATCGCCAGCCAGGGGTACAGCGGCACCGTCACCTCCGACGAGCTGCTGGTTGCCACCGAGGACGCGTTGACCCGGTTCCGGGCACTGGCCACCGACGACGACGAGATCGACGGTTTCTCGACGCTCGGCGCGTTCATCGACGAGGCCGACACCGAATACGACTGGCTGATCCCTGGCGTGCTCGAACGTATGGACCGCGTCATCGTGGTCGCCTCCGAGGGCGCCGGTAAGACCACGCTCGCGCGGATGATCGCCGTGATGCTCGCCGCGGGTGTGCACCCGTTCTCGCCGCACACGCGGATCCCGCCGGTGCGGACGCTGTACATCGACCTGGAGAACCCGCCTGCTCTGGTCCGCCGGAAGGTGCGCCAGCTCGTCAATCTCGGACGGGAGCACTCCGGCTGGGACGATGACCGTGCTTGGCGGTGGACCCGGCCGGGCGGCATCGACCTTCGCAAGCCGCACGACCAGCACCTCGTGGACCGGGTGATCGAAACCAGCCGCGCCGAGTTCGTCGCGATGGGCCCGCTGTACAAGAGCTTCCTCGAAGGCGACGCGAAAGCCGAGACCGTCAACGGCCACGTCGCCCGCGTTCTCGACGGGTTCCGCGCCCGCCATGGCGTAGCCCTGTGGCTCGAAACGCACGCACCCATGGAGCAGCAGGGCATGCGGTCCCTGCGACCGATGGGCTCCGGCGTGTGGTCCCGCTGGCCCGAGTTCGGGCTCGCGCTCCGCAAGTCGAAGGACCGGCCGAACCGCGTCCACCTGGAGCGGTTCCGCGGCGACCGCGACGAACGCGCTTGGCCCCACCACCTCGAACGGTCCAGCCCGTGGCCGTGGAACGCCGTCTGGGATGGCGGCTTCCCGGTCGAAGAGGCAACCAGCGCCTGACCCTCAACCCTGGAAGGAAGCCTCATGTCGTTACTGATCTCCGACCGCGACATCGCCCGCGTTCGGCAGCACAACCCGATCGCTGCCGTCGCCCGCGAGCACGTCGACCTGAGCCCTGCCGACGACGGCACCCTGAAGGGGGCATGCCCGTTCGCGGCCGACACGACCGAAACTTTCTACGTCACCCCCGAGCGGGGCATGTGGTTCTGCTTCGGCTGCGACGCCGGCGGCGACGTGATCACCCTCATCGAGAAGATCGACGGCATCTCCTACATAGACGCCGCAATCCAGCTCGCCGACCGTGCGCACCTCGAACTGGACCTCGTGCCTGACCCCGCCGCGGTGAGAGCTGCACGAGCCCTCCGTGACGGCATTCCGGAGGCGATCGAGCAGCGCGACCTCGACGCACTGATCCACAACCTGGCCGGCTGGCTGTCGACCGACACCACCGTTCGTCGCGCGGCCAATGCCGGCGAGGAGGGTGCGGCGTGAGTTTTAAGCCCATCGAGACGCACTACGCCGGTTGCCGCTTCAGGTCGAGGCTGGAGGCCCGCTACGCGGTCCTGTTCGACAAACTCGGCATCCGCTGGGAGTACGAGCCGCAGGGCTTCCTCGTTGATCGCCGCCCGTACTTGCCCGACTTCTGCCTCGTGGACTCCGGCACATGGGTGGAGGTGAAAGGGAGCGAAGAAGACCTGGACCACGACCTCATGCTGAAGGCGGTATTCCACCTTCCTGAGGCGGCAGAGTCCTTCCCTACCCTCCTGCTGTTGGGGCCCATCCCAGAGCCCAAGGGAGACCGGTGCAACTGGTGCTGGATCGGGCTTAGCCCCTCCGCGGCGGACCCGAGTGGGGAGCGCTACCCGACGGACGCGTACTGGTCGCTTACCCCGGCCGGCTTCCCCAGGCATCCGCTTCGCCCCGCAGACACCAGCGGCGCCACGCCGGTGGCTTACGAGTTCGCAGGATGGCTTGAGCCTGAGGGCGACATGGACACCACGGCGTCCGAGAGTGCCAAGCAACGTGAGGCCTACGTCGCTGCCCGTTCGGCTCGTTTCGAGCACGGGGAGCGCGGATGACCCCGGCTGTCCTGCCCCCTGGACCGGCAGACCGGGAGGAGACGCGATGACGTACAGCACTCTGGCCGATGTCCTGGAGCGGCTCCCGGTCCTGCTCCGGCAGGAGCGGACGGCCCGCCGGTTGAGCATGCGGGCTGCCGCTGCGCAGATCGGCGTCTCGCAGCCGACTATCTGCCACGTCGAGGCTGGGGATGGCGCGTCGCTGTCGACAGCGGTTGCTGTTCTGCGCTGGCTGGACGGCGGGAGCGCCGAGCGTGCCGACTGTGCGGCCCTCCACCAGTACGTCCGCCACTTGAAGGGCTGTGGCGATTACTGGGGCAGCCCGTGCACGTGCGGCCTGGAGGGGCTGCTCCCCACCACCCCCACACCAACGCCCACGAAGGAGACCCCCAATGAGTGACACCAAGCCCCAGACCTTCGCCGCTGCGGACCGGTGCTGGATCCGGCCCAACGACGTGACCGATGAGCGGCACTACCCCACCCGGCAGGCGGCTCTCGCCCCGGACGACCCCAACGACACCGCGTGGGGGGTCCCTGCGGTCCGCCAGCTCGACCAGTCGTGCCTGATCGTCGTCTGTTCCTGCTGCGGGCATGGCTGCGACGACCCAGGCGAGTGCGTGGTCTACCACTCCAAGTCGCTGACCGAGGCTGAGGAGGCCGCTGTCGAGGCTGGGTGGGTGCGGAAGGCGCGCGGATGGGTGTGCCGCCCGTGCTCGGCCGGGGACTGCGGATGGCACGTCCGCGTCGACAAGAAGCGGCAGGAGGTGGCCGTCCATGCCTGACGCCAAGACCGAGTTGGGCGTCCCTGAGACGCTCCGCAAGGCCGCCGCCCTTCTGCGCGAGACCGCGATCGCAGCCATCGCAGGCCCCTGGGAGTCCCTGGCCGAGCATCCGGCGGTGGTCGTCCAGGTCGTCGAGGAGCCCGTGGAGGTGCTTCAGCCGTTCGACACGTGCTTCGAGGGGACCGTGCCGGAGGTGGCGGCGGCGGAGGCGCTGGTGCTGGACCGGCTGGCCGAGCTGGTCGACGCTCTGCGGGTTCCGCTGCTCGGGTTGTCGCCGTGGGAGGCGTGCCAGACGCTGTTCGGCGTTGCGGGCGTCTCGCGTCCGGACGGGGATGCCTCTGGAAGCGGCCTAGCGTCCACGCTCGCGGCCGAATAGGAGCTCTCCGGTCCCTTTACTCATCCTTGGGTCTCAGAGGGCCTTAGGCACCCTCTGGGACCGCACACCAGAACGAAGATCAGCAAGCGTTCGCACATGCGCGGCCCGTGTTCGAGAGAGGAATCGAACGATGACTACCACCCAGCAGTCGGGGGAGGCGTCCCGATGAGCGGCCCAACCATGTGGCACTACACCTGCGGACACGGCGCCGCCGGCATCCAACGCGACGGCATGGTCAAACCACACCTCCACCCGCTTCTCGGCGTTCCGGTCGCGTGGTTCACCGACCTGGGCCCAGCTCACAGGCTGGAGCTTGGTCTTACCTCCGACAGGCTCTCCTGTGACCGCATGGAGCACCGGTTCACCGTCGCCGACGTCGGGCCGCTCCAGTGGTGGCCGAAGGCCGCACGCCTTCTGCGGCTGTCGCGGCCCGTCAGGACAGAGCTGGAGCAGGGACGCCTGCCAGCGCATTGGTGGGTCAGTTTCGACCCGGTCCCCGTACTCGTCGCCGAAGCGCGGGAGGCGTCCTGATGCCGATGGATGTCCGCGCCCAAGCCTGCGCCTACCTCCGCGCAGGCAAGGTTCGCGTGTGCAGCGCTGGCCCCGGCAACTACCATCCGCCGGAGTGGGTGCGGGCACGGGTCGAGGGCCAGTCTTCGACGTACTTCGTCCGCCTCGCCGACGGCCGGTGGGTGTGCTCGTGCGGCGAGGACGGCTGCCCGCACGTGGCTGCGGTGCAGCTGTGCACGGGCCATGGAGGGCTGGCCGCGCCTTCTCGGCGCAAGCCTGCGGGGGCGTCCCGGTGAACGGCTACTCGCCGACAGGCTGCCGTTTGGCGAGTCGCCGCTTCCAGGCCGCCACCTTGCGACGCATGTGCGCACGGAGGTCGTCAGAGCGGGTGACGCCCTCGTCTGCGCATGCCTGTTCGTACTCGGCCCACAGGGTGTCTTCGACTCTCACGACCCGGTTGGCGGTGTGGGTGTCCTTCGCTCGGCTGACCATGATCTGAGGATAGGGCGTGCATATGCAGAAAGTCCACCGAAGGTATTGTCGTGCATATGCATATCGCGCTATCGTGCATATGCACACAGGTTCGTGAAACGCCAAGGAGACGAGATGCCCGCCATCACCGCCAACCGCGTCTGGACCGTCCGCAAAGGCTCGACCGGAGACGGCCCCGACCTGTTCTGCGTCTACGCCCCCACCATGGACGCCGCCCGCGCCTCCGCGTCCGACTCCCTCGACCGCGCCGGCCTCGACCCCGCGTTCACCGTCCACGCCCACGCTCCGAACCCGCAGCTCCCGCCGCACCTGACCCTCGCCAGGAACCTGCTGGCGTCCGCGTTCACCGCCCTGCCCGCCGCCTGACCCTCTTCGGCCCGGCTCCCCGCCGGGCCCCTACCCCCTGAGGAGAACCGACCGATGAGCACCGAGACGCACGACGGCTGCCGAGTGTGTGGCCGTACCGACGTGGGGCTGAAGAAGGACGGAACGCTGCGCCAGCACGTCCACGCCGCCTACAAGGGCAGCGGCTTCCTGCGACCGGGCGGTAGCCGCTGCGATGGCGTAGGTCATCCGCCGAAGGGCGTGCTCGGCCGCTACGCCAAGCGGGTGATCGCCAACCTGCTGCCGTACTTCTCCGACCTGAAGGACCCCATCGTCGCCGATGTGATCGGCGAGGCAGTCCAGCGCCACCACACGAGCCCGGACGACGCGTTCGAAGCGATCCTCGACGGCTCAGCGAACTGGCGGCTGAAGCCCGACGGTCGCGACACCGGGCGGGTGCGGCTGGCGTGCTACCGCTTCAACGAATCGGACGCTGACCAGCAGCGGGTGCAGCAGATCAATGCCGCTCTCGCTGAGATCCGCTACCGCTGACCCCCGCCCCTACCCCCTGAGGAGAACCCGACCGATGAGCGTCAACTACTACGCGGTCACCCCGGACACGCCCGAGGGTGATGAGGGTCTGCACATCGGCCAGCACGCCGGAGGTTGGGAGTTCTTGTTCCGCGCCCACCCCGATCTCGGCCTGGTCAGCTCGGAAGCGTGGCGCGAGTATCTGTCCCGGCCTGACGTGAAGATCCTCGCCGAGAGCGGCTACGAGGTGCCCGTCGAGGAGTTCATGGCCGACGCCACCCTTCGCCCCGCCGAGGCGCGCGCAAAGGGCCAGCGGATGCGCGTCCGCCCCAGGCCGTCGTGGGCGGACGACAAGGGCTGCCCGTTCGCCGACAACGAGTTCTGCTGACCCCCCCGGCTCTCTCCTCCCGTGATGTTGGCGGGCACGCCTCAGACGCAGGAGAGGGCACCAACACCGATCCCCGACGACCCCCGGAGACGCGACATGACGAAGCCGCCCACGAACAAGTGGAAGGTCAAGGTCGGAGCCAACTATCCACCGAGCGTCCGCACCTTCCGCTCCCAGAACAAGGCGTACGAGTTCGTCCATGAACAGCTCCCGCACGGCGACCGGATCGAGGTCCGCGAGTGGGAGGACGGCCGGTGGCGGCTGTACGAGGTGTTCGAGGAGCGCCCAGCGGACCACAGCGAAGGCGCGGCCGAGCGGCGGCTCGCAGACAACTGACCCCCGATCCCCGACGACCAAGGAAGGCGACATGGCTCGCATCACCTGGAAGGAAACCAAGTACGCCGGCGAGGATGGCTACGTCGGTCGGCTGCGCCTGTTCTCGATCTCGTTCGGGAGCCGCCGCGACGAACCCACCTACAGGCTTAGCAGCGACTTGCAGGGCTTCTCCCCGAAGGCATGGAAGGACGACGCGGCCGACGTACTAAAGGCCCGTGCTGAGCGGATCCTGGAGGCGTACGTGCGCGAGCTGGGAGCGGTCTTCCCGGACTCCTCCTCCGAGGAGGGCTCCCGATGAGCGTCGAGCGACTGCCGGACCACCTCCTCGCCCAGGGTTACGCCATCGAGCGTGAGAACGCCCGCTCCAACCTGGAGCGCGAGGTGCAGCACGCGACTAAGCAGCTTCAGCAGTTCGCCCTAGACCTCGCCGACAATCCCAGCGGTACGACGTTCGGTGGACGAGCCCGGCGCCTCGGCCAGACTGTGGCCGAGTTGCTGACTCGCGCCGGCGAACTCGACATGGTCAACCGGCTGGTGTTCCTCCGCCCTGAATCCTCCGAGGAGGGCTGACCCGTGGCTGACCCCCGACCGCACTTTCCCGTAGGCACCCGCGTTCGCCACTACGGCCAGCAGTACCCGAGTGCCCACGCCAACGGAACTGGCAACGTCGCTGCTGTCGAAGGCCCGTACCGCGACGGCTCGTGGGAGTACCTGATCTACCACGACGCGAATGGGTTCACGTCAGGCCCGTCGTGGTGGTCATCGCTCCGCACAATCCCCGTGAGGGAGGCCTGCCGTGGCTGACCCCCGAGAGACGCCCAAGCCCGCCGCTCCGCTCACCTGCGAATGGTGCCGCAACCGCCCCGCCGGGCAACTCGTCGTCACCGACTGGCACGCCATCGGCCGCCGGACCTCGCTCGTGTGCGACCCGTGCGGGGACGAGGGAGAGCCCGACGCCCGCAGCGTGGGGGCGATTGTGTGGCGGTACGCACTGACCCCGCTGACAAAGGAGACCGCCCATGCCTGACCGCTTCCGCGTCTTGATCACGGGCTCCCGCTCCTGGAGTGACGAGCAGGCCATCCGTGACGCCCTCGCCCCGATCGCCTTCATGTACGGCCCGGAGAACGTCGTTGTCGTCCACGGGGCGTGCCCGAAGGGTGCTGATGCTCTCGCCGACAGGGTCGCGTCAGCCTGGACCGGCATGGCGGTGGAGCGGTACCCCGCCGAGTGGACCGCGCCGTGCGGGCCGGTGTGCCGGACTCCGCATCGCCGCCGCCGCCTGGACGGAGCCACTTACTGCCCGATGGCTGGGCTCAACCGGAACCAGTTCATGGTGGATCTTGGCGCGGACGTCCTGCTGGCCTTCCAGGTCGACGACTCGCGCGGCACCGCCGACTGCATCCGCCGCGCCGAGCAGGCCGGCATCCCCGTCCGCCGCTACGAGGGGAGCAGCCGTGCCTGACCTCCGAGAGACGCCCAAACGGATCCAGCAGAAGCGCACCTCAGGGTGGCGGATGCCTGCCAATGCCCGCAGCGTCGCCCGCCCCTCGAAGTACGGCAACCCGTTCGTCGTCCGCCCCGCCGACTGCGTCTGTCACTGGAAGATCGACGACCCGGCCGGCATCGCAGCCAGGTCTAACGACTACCCCGACCGGTTCGCCACGAAAGAGGCTGCCGTGAAGGCCGCTGTCGAGCTGTACGAGCTGCACACCGGCCCGATGGGCTCCTACGAGCTCGACGTCGAGCAGGTCCGCCGAGACCTCGCCGGCAAGGACCTTGCCTGCTGGTGCCCCCTTCCGGAGCCGGGAGAGACGGACTGGTGTCACGCGGCCGTGCTGCTCCGAATCAGCAACGAGGTGGACCATGCCTGACATCCCCGAGGAGGCCGTACAGGCCGCCGACGACGCCTGGATCAACAGCGAAGGGCTCTTCGGGAGGGGTCAGATGGACCACGCGCTCGCCGCCGCCTACCCCATCATCGCCGCCCAGGTACGTCGAGAGGTGGCCGACCAATTCCGCGCCAAGGCTGCCCGTATCCGGTCCATCCCCGACGACGGACTCAACATGGGCCAGATCTGGCACCGCCACGAGCTGGCGACCGACTACGAGCAGAAGGCGGACGAGATAGACCCCCGCCAGACCGGAGAAGCCCCCGATCCCCTCGCCGTTCTCGACGACACCGGCGACTACCCGCGCAAGGATGAGCCCATGCAGGTCATCACCACCACCGCGAGCGACTGCTACCACGCCAGCGAGGACTGCCCCGCCTGGAAGGCGGGCCGGCAGGGGAGCGAAGCGCACGGCTACACCCTCCACGAGATCCGCAGACTCACGGTCGCGGACGCCGAGGCCGCGAAGAAGAAACCCTGTCCGACCTGCGTCACGCCGTGACCCTGCTCGACCTCGACGTCTTCCCGTTGTCGCCGATGTACTGCCTCGGCGGCTGCGGGAGGCTCCTATGGGACCCCAAGTCCCGCAAGCGCAGGTACGGGCGGGAGTGCGCCGAGAAGCTCGGCATCATCGACCCTGGCTTGCCGCGCTTCTCTCGGCGAGACGGCGGGGACTGTGACGGACAGACGGACCTGTTCGGGGACGACCAACAACCTGGAGCGCCAAATCCTCTCAAGTCGGATACTGCGTGACATCGTGGGTTAATGCACCACCCGAACGACCGGAGAAGCTGGACCGAAGCCCTCATAGACCGCGCAGCCCGAGCCGCATTCCCCAACTGGACGCGCCAGGACGACGACTGGACCAGCCTCTACACCAGCTTCCCGGACGGCAACCCGACGACAGAGGTCGCCGTCTACCGAGGCCACGACCGCATCCACTACCGCCGATACACCGGCGACGACCTCGAACGCTTCTGGACCGGACTACTCGAAGAGAGGCCCGAATAGCCGCAGGTCGCTCGGATGCCACCTGCACAAACGTGGCACTAGGCTGATCCAAAACGAAGGCGGCCCCCCGCGCCCACGGGAGACCGCCCTCAACACCAAACACCCCAACGGCCCCACAGCCGCTCCCGACCAGCGTACGACCTCGGGGGAGGCAACGTGCCCATCACCAGCGACGCCTGCAACGGACCGTGCAACCACGCCGCACGCAACGCCTGGAACGCCTACGACCAAGCAACTCTCGCCCACGCCAACGCCATACAAGCATGGCTCGCCCAGCCCGGCGACGACCGCGGCCCACACCCCGCACCACCCGAACAGCCCACCCTGCCCATCCACCACGGCGACCCCGTATGGGACCACCGCTGCGCCCGCCTCATCCGCGCCGCCCTCCACGAAATCGACGACACCGCCGCACTCCTCGCCGCCGGCGTAGACGGACACCGCGGAGGCACCCGCTCAGGACTCAACGGCATCGCCGCCCCCTCCCACGTCAGCATCATCGACACCCTCGACGAGCTGTACGGCGCCCTCACCCTCGTCGAAGACCAGTGGCGGGAAGTACGCCACTATCCGCCCCGCCCCCGCAGAGCCCGCGGCTCCCACGCCCGCACCCTCGCCATCGGCTGGCTCCTCGGCGAACTCGACGACATCCTCCTCCACCCCGGCAGCGTGCAATTCGGCCTCGACGTCCTCGCCTGGCAGCGCAGACTCCGCGCCATGACCAAGAGCGACCCCGCCAACACCATGTCGCCCATCCGCTGCCCCCGCTGCACCGAGAGGCAGGTACGCCGCAAAGACGACGGCTACTACGAATGCGCCTGCGGCAGGCTCCTCAACCAGACCGAACACGACGCCGAATACACGCGGCAGGCCGACGAACACGCCCAGGTGTCGGCGTGAATGACCTCTTGAACCGCGATGACCTGATGAAGCAGGTCGGCGCGATCTGGTGCGATGAGCACTCGCGGTGGGAGTGCTCGAAGAGGTCGAAGCGACGGCCTGGTGATCGCTGTCATGCGTCGCCGATCCGGGGCACGAATGCGTGTCGCACGCATGGCGGGCAGCGTACGGACGTGTTGAAGGCGAAGGGTGAGGCGCTCAGTGCGTGGCGGGCGGTCCCGGGCCGGCAGGACGTCAGCCCGGCTGAGGCGGTGATGGCGATGCTGCAAATGTCGTGGGCTCGGGTGCATGTGTACGCGGGCCTGCTGGAGGCGCAGCTCGATGAGGCGGACCCGTCGCGCGGGGTTGGCTACGGTGAGGGGCTGGTCGGGCACACGTTCAGTGCGTCGCCGAGCGTCGGCGTGTACGAGTCGGGCGAGGCCGTCCGCGGCCTGGCGCAGCTTGAAGCGGCCGAACGGGACCGGTGCGTCCGCTACGCCAAGACCGCGCACGACATGGGGATCGCCGACCGTGAGATCCGACTCGCCGAGGCGCAGGGCCAGATGCTCGCCGGCGTCATCTCCCGCATCCTCGACGCTCTGGACCTGTCGGCGGCGCAGCGGGCGCTCGTATCCACGGTGGTGCCGCGCGAGCTGCTCGCTATCGCGGGGGAGACGGCACGGTGATCCGTTTCCTGTGGCGTGCGTACTCGGCGCCGGCCGAGAGTGAGGCAGCGAGGACGCTCAAGGTGCTCATCCCGCTGGAGATCGCAGCGTTCGCCTACCGGCTGGTCGCTCCCGCCGGGTGGCCTGCTCTGTCGGGGACGACGTTCATGCAGGTGTGCTTGTGGCTCGCCCTTCTGTGGTTTGTCCGGCAGCGGGATCAAGCTCGGGCCGAGATCACGGAACGGGCTGATCTGCGATAATGGATCTCATGACGGACACTGCCACGCTCGGCTGCGACGTGCACGAAGTCGCTGACGGCGTGCTCGTCGTCCCCCACGTGCTGCCCATCCACGTCCCCTACTCGGCGCTGTCGTTGAGCGTCGGGGAGTGGGTCGGTATAAGCCCAAGTTGATACAACACACCGTATGTGTAACACTACGCGCAGACGGAACAGGAATGCCCTCACGCACCTCGCGGAGGGCATTTCGCGTTACAGGGGGTGACATGCTCCCCGAACCCGTGACCGCCCAGACAGCCGCCGCCCGGCTCCGCAAACAGCCCGGCACCATCCGGCAGTGGGCCCGCCGCTACCACGCACGCCAACTCGGCACCATCGACCGGGCCACCTACTACGACTACGGCGACCTCGCCGCCATCGACGGATTCATCCACCGCGGCGAACCCGTCCCCGCCACACCCGAGCTGCGCGCCGCACACCGCGACCAGCTCCGCGCGGCCTAGACGCCGCTAGAAACCCGAAGACGCGCGCTCCGCCCCTGCCGAGCGTGCCCGGCCAGGCAGCCCGCCCCACGGCTGTAGGGCCCCACGGTGCGGCCCGGCTTGGGGGCTGGGGGGTCACAGGCCGGGCCGCACCACCAGGAGACGAAGCGGGAGGCGTCATGCAGTGGCCGATCCCGCCCTTTCCCGTCAAGGCCGTCGTCGGCACCGAAACGTCCGTCTCCGCCAACAGCGCCAACACCAAAGGCAACTGGATCACCCTCCTCACCCTCCCTGCCGGCGCAGCAGCCTCCTGGCTCAGTCTCGGCACCCTCCAGATCAGCCAAGCCGGCGATCGTGCCGGACTCATGGACATCGCCATCGGAGGAGCAGGCAGCGAAACCATCGTCGCCGCCGACCTCGTCGTCGGATACCGCGACCACAGCGCCACCCTGTTCCCTCTGCACATCCCCGCAGGCGCCACCATCCGCGCCCGGCTCGCCACCGCACTCTCGTCCATGAACATTTGGACGACAGCCACCGCCTACTGCGGCGAACCCGAGTCCGGCCTGACGACACCCGGCCGAATCACCACTTACGGCACGGTGCCCGCGACGTCCAGCGGCACCCACGTCACTCCCAGCGGCAGCATGAACGTGAAAGGCTCCTGGGCCGAGCTCGCCGCCGCGACGACCTCCCCCATCCACGCCCTCATGGTTTTAGTCCAGTCATCCACGTCGGCGCCATCCAGCGCCCGATACGCCATCGACATCGGCATCGGCGGCGCCGGGTCCGAAACTGTGATCGTGCCGGACCACCACGTGCGCACCCAGAACAGCCCCGCCTACGTGTACCCGCAATCCCCGCAGTTCGTCCCCCTGTCGATGTGCATCCCGGCCGGCGTCAGGCTGGCAGCGCGCTGCGCCGTAACGTCCGGCTCGGTGACGACCCCCATCGAGGTCGCCGTCTACGGCTTCACCTACTAGGAGGCCCGTCGTGGCGTTGACCATCACCGCATCGGGCACCCAGGCCGCGACCGTCAATACCGAGCACACCCTCACCACGCTCACCGGGCCGAAGACATACACGCTCCATGTCGACTGCAACGCCCTCACGCACGGGACCGGCACTGCCGACGAGCTGGAGCTCCGCATCAAGGCCAACGTCCTGTCCGGCGGCACGGAGCGGGTTGTCTACATGGCCACGTTCGTTGGCGCCCAAGACATCCCCGTCAAGATCTCGCTGCCGGTACCGGTGCCGCAGACGGCGACGGTGACGCTCAAGCAGACTGCCGGGACGGGCCGCAGCTTCCCGTGGGCAGTCACGACGCCTGACAGCTGATGTCCCGCTACCGCGACCGGACAATTCCCCGCGGCGGGGGACTTGTCGAGGCGGACATCGCTGCCACCCTGCCGCCCTTGGGCATGGCGACGACCGGCACGGTCACCGTCACAGGCGTTGCATCTGCCGGCCTGCCCGCTCTCACCGCGAGCGCGGAAGGCACCATCACAGCGTCGGGGCAGTTTGACGCCGCCCTGCCCGGACTGGCCGCGTCGGCGGTCGGCTCCGTACAGGCGCCCGGCCTGCTCGACGCGATGCTGCCCCCGCTCGCCGCCCAGTTCGCGGGCGAGCTAACCGGAGGGTTCGCCACCCCCGTCCTGCCGCCGCTCGCCGCCACACTCGAAGGCGCTCTCCGCGTCCACGGCACTACACCGGCCACCTTGCCGAGCCTTACCGCCAGCCTGACCGGCGTCATCGAGATCCCGCACGGCGACGTTACATTCACCGCCGGGCCGCCCCGCCGAGGCTGGGAGGCCAGCACCCCCGCCGCCGACTGGGCCGCCAACCAGCCCGACAGCCGGTGGGCCGCCCGCCCGCCCGACCGGACCTGGTCCGCGAACACGCCAACCCGCTCCTGGGCCGCCCGCCAACCCACCACGTAGGGGGTGACCGTGGCCATCCCCCGCATCCCCGCCGCGTCAGTCGAATACCTGAAAGTGCCGATCAGCGCCTACCCAGCCGGCGTTGCCCTTGACGATCTGCCCGTCGAACTCGCGGTCGTCCCCGACGGGCAAACGCCCACCGGCGGCGACTGGGAGACAGGGCTGTGGATCGACGACAACGCCGCCGTCCTCATCGGCACCGGCGGGCTCGTCCTCACCCCCGGCACCTACGACGTGTGGGTCCGCATCACCGCCACCCCCGAAACCCCGCTCCTGCCTGCTGGCAGCATCCACATCATCTGAGAGGGAGGCCGGCAATGGCCGTCCGCATCAACACCGCCGCCCGTAACGCGGCAGCCGACGCCGTCGCCGGGCTCGTCAACGGCGGTACCGGGCCGGGCGTGATCCGCATCTACACGGGTTCGCAGCCTGCTAGCCCGGCGACCGCGCCCAGCGGCACGCTGCTGGCCGAGTTCACGCTCAGCGACCCGGCGTTCGCTGCGGCGGCGAGCGGCTCGGCTGCGCTCGACGTTACCCCGGCCCTCGTCGACCAGGGCCTCGCTGCGGGCACGGCCGGGTGGTTCCGCATCCTCGACAGCACGGAAGCGGCAGGGACCGGCCTCGGCGTGCTCGACGGGTCCGTCACCGCGACCGGCGGCGGCGGGGACATGACGCTGAACACCGTCACGATCTCGGTCGGAGTGGACGTGGAACTGACCGGCGGTTCCATCACGATGCCCGCGTCCTGATGGCGCTCACCGCAGTCAACAGGGCGCGCGTCCTCAACCACTGGATGCGCCTCAACGAGACGCAACTCCCAGCGGTCACCAAACCGGACCTCGCCGCCGCGCTCGCGGCGATGGACGACTGGCTCGACGCGAACGTCACTTCGCTCAACGCCTCGATCCCGCAGCCCGCCCGGGCCGAACTGGGCGTCGCGATGAAGCACGAATTTCTCGCGTTCATCCTGATGCGGCGGGCGGGACGGTTGCAGACGGAGGAGGACTGACCGTTGGCCACCGTACGGCAGCTACTCGCCCCCGAAGAGGCCGCGTTCGCCGCGTCCGGGTTCCCGCAGTTCGTGAAGGCGAACGGCACCGCCTTCCCTGTCACCGGTCTGGCGTTCGATGCCGCTGCGACGGAGTCCGCCTATTTCAAGCGGAAACTCCTCAGCTATGGGTCGGGCAGCCTCACCCTGTCCGTGGCCTGGTACGCCGACACCGCCTCCTCCGGCGTGGTCCGCTGGTCAGCGGCGGTCGCCTGCATCACCCCGAACACCGACTCGCAGGACGTCGAAACGAAAGCGTTCGCGGCGGCCACCGACACCGACGACACCCATCTGGCCACGACGGGGCAGCGGCTCCACACGCACGACATCGTCGTCGCGAACGTCGACTCGGCCGCCGCCGACGATTACGCGTGGATACGACTACAACGGCTCGCCGCGCACGCCAACGACACGTTGGCCGGTGACGCGATCGTGGTCGGGGTGGAGCTGTCCTACTCCGACACCTGATCGGGGGGCGTTGTGGCGGTCCGCTTCTCCGCTGACGGGCAGGACTACACCAGGACGCTGTCGCTGGGCACGCAAACCCAGTTCACAGTGACCTGCTGGGTGAAGATCAGCACCGATCGCAACAGCTTCTCGACCGCCTGGTGCCTGGACAGCGGAGCCACATCGGACGTCTACACCCTGCAAACCGACGCCGACGGCACCACGATGGGACTGTTCCACGAGAGCGCGCCCACCTACAAGGCGGCCCGCACATTGACCGCAGGCACCTGGTACTTCTGGGGGATCTCGGTCGATGGGGTGAACGGGACAGCCATCTCGCGCGCCCTCGGGGATGCGTCCTTCGCTGTCGCGACGTGGACAACCGGCGCGGCGTCCACCAACGTCGCCACGCTGCGACTCGGCGAGTCGGTCTTCGGCGGGGAGTGGCTCAATGGCTGCCTGACGTCAGTCAAGTTGTGGACCGGCGCAGCGCTCACTCAGACGGAACTTGAATCGGAGTACTGGTCCCACGTACCGCGCCGCACATCGAACCTGGCCGCCTGGTATCCGCTTCTCACCCCCGAGACGACTGACTACAGCGGCAACGCACGAACTCTGTCGGGCGGCACGAGTACGACCGTCGAAGACGGGCCGGGCATCTCATGGGGCTCCAGCCCGCCGATCGTCCTACTCCCCACCGCCTCCGACGTCGTCACTGGCGAACTGGCTGCCGCCCTGCCCGCGGTCGGCGGGTCTGCGGTCAGCACGATCACAGCGCCAGCGAATCTGGCTGCTGCCCTCCCTCCTCTCGGCAGCAGCACGACCGGCAGGGTCACCGTCGATGGCGCGGCCCTCGTTACCCTCCCCAAGCTGGGCGCTCACGCCGACGCGACCGCCACCGCATCGGGTGTCGTGCCCGCGTCCCTGCCGCCGCTTACTGCCCACGTCGACGGACACCTCGCCGCCGCTGCCCAGATCGGCGCTACGCTCCCCATCCTCGACACAGACACCACCGGGGCCGTCACCATACCCGGCACACTGGCAGCATCCCTGCCGAGCCTCGACGGCAGCCTGCAAGCCACCGCCGTCGTTGCCGGGCAGGCCGCCCCCACGCTGCCCGCCCTCGACGCCGACGCGCAAGGCGGGGCCACCGCAACAGCCGCCATGGCGGCCACGCTGCCCCTGCTCGGCGCAAACCTGACCGCCGCCGCCACCGCCACCGCCACAACTAACGCCGTCCTGCCGCCGCTCACGGCAAGCCTCGAAGGCGTCGCTACGGCGACCACGGAACTGACGGCCAGCCTGCCTGTGCTGCAGGCAGAGCTGACGGGGATCGCGGAGTCGCAGGGCGGCGCCGTCCACATGCTCCTCCCGCGGCTCGGCGCCGCAGCCACCGGCATCCTGACCGCCCACGGCGACGTCACCTGTCTGCTTCCCGCCCTGGCCGGCGAGGCGACCGGCACCGTCTCCACAGACGGCTACGTGTCCGCAGTCCTGCCGCCGCTCGAAGCTCAGGCCACCGGCCGATCGCAGGCGACGGGCAGCCTTAACGCGAACCTCCCGCCGCTCACCGCTGGCGTCGAAGCCGCGGCCACCGCTGAAGGCGCCCTCGACGCGGCACTGCCCGCCCTCGGCGCCGCCTTCACCGTGACCGCCGAATCCGCGGGGGGACACCTCGACGCGGCCCTGCCGAGTGTGGGTGCTGCCCTCACCGGGGCGGCCAGCATCGAAGGGCAGACCAGCGCAGAACTCCCGCCACTCGCGGCAGGATTGGTCGGCGCGGTCTCCACGGAGGGCACGCTAACCGCCGGCCTGCCCCCGCTCACCGCGAGCGTGCAGGCCGCCGTCATCCGCCCCGCTGGGACACTGGACGCCCGCCTGCCCGCTCTCGTCGGTGCCCTGACAGGCACGTCTGATGCCACCGAACTGCCCGACCTGATCGTGCGCGTCGGCCCGCCCCAACTCGGCTGGCCCACCGGAACACCAACCCTGCCCCCGTCCACAGGAACGCCCGCCCTGGGCTGGCCTGTCGGCCCGCCGAGCCTGGAGGGTTGATGGCGTACATGCCCGCCAGCTCCAAAGAGGCGCTCCGCGTCCCCTACCACCAGGACGCGACCGCCTACCCGGTCGAGATCGCCGTCGTCCGCGAGTCCGAAGGTGAACCCGCCGACAGCGACTACCACCCGGCGCAGTGGGACGGCGGCGCCGCCACCATCATCATCGGCGCCGGCTCCGACGTGCCGCTCACCCCCGGCTCGTACGTGGTGTGGACGCGCCTGACCACCGCGACGGAACGGCCGGTACGCCGATCAGGGACGCTCACGGTCGGCGAGGCGTGACCTCCCGATTCTGGGCGCGCGTCCAGCTGGCGCTCGCTCTCGTGTGGATGCTGCTGATCGCGCCGACGCTGATCTGGTGGCGCGACAGCGTCCTGTGGGTCGCGCTGATGTCGCTGTGGGCGAACATCGCAGCGCACCTGTCCGCGTGGCAGGCAGCCCGCGCCGAACGGAAGATCGACGAAGCGGGCGAGGCGTCATGACGATCACCGCATGGGAGGTGGCCGCCCGCCACTTCCAGCCGCGTCCCCGCCGCTGGGCCACCCCAGGCGAGATGGCGAAAGCGCTCGACCCGACCACCGTCCAGACATCGGCACTCGACGTCATCGACCAGCACCTGGTCGCGCTCGCAGACCGGGACATCGACCGGCTCATGGTGTTCATGCCGCCCCAGGAGGGCAAGAGCGTCCGCGTCTCGCACCGGTTTGTCGAATGGCTGCTCACCACCGACCCCGACCTGCGCGTCGCCATCGTCTCCTACGCCGACGAGATGGCCCGCAGGTGGGGCTCCGACATCAAACTCGATGCCCAAGCGTTCAACGGCGACGACGGCACCGTAGACCTCGGCCTGAGGTTGCGGGCGGACTCCCGCGCCGCCGGCCGGTGGCAGATCGACGGGCGTAAGGGCGGCGTCTACTGCGTCGGCGTCGCCGGAGCGCTCACCGGCAAACCGGTCGACGTCATGGTGATCGACGACCCGATCAAAGACCTGGAGCAGGCTCAGTCCGCGGTCTACCGGGAGCGGGCGTGGCGGTTCTGGCAGGCCGTCGCCGTCCCCCGGCTCGGGCCAGGCTCCCGCGTGGTGCTGGTGCAAACCCGCTGGCACGAGAACGACCTAGCTGGGCGGCTACTGGAGCAGGATCCCGACCGGTGGAAAGTCGTCTCCATTCCCGCTGTGGCGGAGGCCGACGACGACCCGCTCGGCCGCCGACCGGGCGAGGCGATGCGGTCGGCCCGCGGCGATCGAGACTGGGCGAAGATCCGGTCGGATGTCGGTGAGTACGTGTGGGCCGCCCTCTACCAGCAGCGCCCCGCCCCCGCCGACGGCGGCCTGTTCAAGCGGGCGACGTTGCGGCATTGGACGAAGGGCGCCGACCAGCGGATCCTGCTCGATGGCCGCATCGTGGATCTGCGGGACTGCTGGCGGTTCCTCACCGTCGACCTCGCCGCCTCCACCCGTACGAGCGCCGACTACACCGTGGCCGCAGTGTGGGCGATCGGCGTGGACGGCGACCTCGTCATGCTCGACGGGATCCGGGAACGGATGGACCCGGCCGGGCACTGGCCTGCCGTTCGGGCGCTTCGCGAACGCTGGTCGGCCGACGTCGTGTTCGTCGAGTCGCGCATGTTCGGCACGACTCTCGTCTACGAGGCGGGCAGGGCCGGCGTACCGGTGCAGGAGCTGCACGCCGACGCTGACAAGGTCACCCGAGCCCTCCCCGCCACAGCCCGCGCCGACTCCGGGCGGTTGTGGTTCCCGCCCGAAGACCGGTTCCCGGCGTGGGGCGACTGGCGAGACGAACTGCTGGCCTTCCCCAACGCCCGTCACGACGACGTCGTTGACGTGGTCGCCTACGCGGCCCGGGTCGCGGGGGCGCACTGGCTGCCGATGGAGTCCGCCGCCCAGGTGGACGCCCGCCGCGCCGCCTCACCAGCAGACGACGTGATCGGGCAGGCGTACGCGGCAGCGACCGGCGGCAGCAACGGACTCGACCTGATGAGCCTCAACTACTGAACGGGGTGACATGGCAGCCAACGCCCCGACCAGAGACATCGGGTACCTCGACCAGCACTACGGGCTGTGGCTCGGCGACTGGCTGGAGCTCATCCCTGACCTGATCTGGCCCAACAGCGTGCAGACGTACGCGCGGATGCGGCACGACCCGCAGTTGACCGCCGTCCTCGCCGCCTACACGCTGCCGATCCGCCGCGCCACCTGGGCCCTCGACCCCGCCGGCTGCCGTGACGAGGTCGCCCAGCTTGTCGCCGACGACCTGGGCCTGCCGATCCTCGGTGCCGACGCCAAGCCTGGCCCGGCGCGCAGGCGCGGTGTGCGCTGGGCCGACCACCTCCGTCTTGCCCTGCTGTCGCTGACGTACGGCTTCGCACCGTTCGAGCGCCGCTACGAGATCCGCGAGGGCAGGGCCCGGCTCGTCGCGCTGGGGGAGCGGCTGCCGCACACGATCGGTGCCATCAACCTCAACCGCGACGGCACCGTCAAGACGATTCAGCAGGACCTCGCGCCCGTCTCCCAGCCGATCCCTGCCGACCGGCTCGTCTGGTACGTGCACGAGCGGGAGGGCGCCAACTGGGCGGGCCGCAGCGTCATGCGCGCCGCCTATGGTGCCTGGCTGCTGAAGCACGAGGTGTGGCGTGTCCACGCCACCAGCATTCGCCGGTTCGGGATGGGCGTCCCCAACGTTGAGGCGCCGCCCGGAGCGAACCCGGCGCAGGTGGCTGAAGCGCAGCGGCTCGCCAGCTCGATGCGGGTCGGCGACCAGGCCGGCGTCGGCCTGCCGTCCGGCTACCGGCTGAACATCACCGGCATGACCGGCAGCGCCCCTGACGCGATGGGCTTCATCCACTACCTCGACCAGCAGATGTCACGACAAGCCCTGGCAGGGCTGATGGACCTGGGCGACACCAGCAACGGCAGCAGAGCGCTCGGGCAGTCGTTCCTTGACTTGTTCTTGCTGTCGCTTCAGGCGGTCGCCGAGGAGATCGCCGAAACCGCGACGTCTGGGCAGCCCGGCATCCCCGGCATCGTCACCCAGCTCGTGGACTACAACTGGGGCGAGGACGAGCCCGCGCCGCGGATCGTGGTGCAGGACGTCGGCTCCCGCCAGGAGGTCACCGCCGAGGCGCTCGACCAGCTCATCCGGTCGGGAGCGATCACCCCGGACCCGGAGCTGGAAGCGTACGTGCGCAAGTCGTGGCGGCTCCCCGAACGCGCTCAGGTGGCGCTAACGGCGCCGCCCGCACCGGAACCGAATCCTGAGCCTGCCGCGACGCCTCAAGCCCGCCAGAGGCGCCGTGCAGCCCGAGCCCGGCACATCCGGGCTGCCGCCGACCAGGAGGGCGTCAGAAGACAACTCACGCTCGCCGAAGACGCCTCCGGGATGGACCCGGAGAAGATCCAGCAGGCGTGGCAGCAGGCCCTCGACGCCCTCCTCGAAACGTGGGAAGGCGTAGCCGACGACTGGCGTAACCAGCTCGCCGACCAGATCGAGCAGGCCATCGCCGACGACGACCTCGAAGCGCTCGCCGACCTGACGCTCGACAGCACAGCCGCTGCTGCGCTGCTCACCGCAGCCATGATCGCCATGGCTGTGCTGGCCGCCGAGCAGATGGCCGACGAAGCCGCCTCGCAAGGCGTGCAAGTCGAGCAGCCGCCCGTCGACGAGGAAGCGCTCGGCGCGGTCGCCGCCGTCATCGCCGCGCTGCTCGCCGCATGGCTGGCCGGCGCCGCCGCCCGCGAGGCGCTCCGCCTCGCCGTCCCCGGCGCTGCCGCCGCGCCGGCGGCCGCTGCGGTGGTGGCGTTCCTGGCCGGCCTGTCGGACCGGTTCCTGCGCGACCAGCTCGGCGCCGCCCTGTCGCAAGCTCAGGCCGCCGGCAGGTTCGCCGTGCTCGACGCCGCCCCCGAGGCCGAGTACGTCGCCAGCGAGGTGCTCGACGCCTCAACGTGCGGCCCATGCCGCGAGGTGGACGGCCACGTGTTCGACGACCTCGACGACGCCAAAGCCGCTTACGGCAACGGCAGCTACATCGCGTGCGAGGGCGGAGTCCGCTGCCGCGGCACCGTGATCGCCCTCTGGAACAACTAGGAGACCAGGGTGAGAAAGACCCCGCACGCCCACACCGCGGACTGGTACCGCATCACCAACCGGGCCGACGGCGCCACCGAAGTCGCCATCTACGACGAGATCGGATGGTTCGGCGTCGGCGCCTCAGAGTTCATCAACGAGGTGCGGAACATCTCCGCCTCTGAGATCACGGTCCGGCTCAGTTCGCCCGGCGGCGACGTGTTCGACGGGATCGCCATCCACAACGCGCTGCGCGCCCACCCGGCCAAGGTCACCGTCCACGTGGACGGCCTTGCCGCGTCGATCGCGTCCGTCATCGCGCTGGCTGGCGACAGGGTCGTGATGCAACCGCACTCCCAGATGATGATTCACGACGCGTCGAGCATGTGCTACGGCCAGGCCGCCGACATGCGGGAACTCGCCGACAGGCTCGACCGGCAGTCCGACAACATCGCCGGCGTCTACGCCGAACGCGCCGGCGGCACCGTCGCCGAGTGGCGCGACCGGATGCGCGGCGAAACATGGTTCACCGCCGACGAGGCAGTCGCCGCCGGCCTGGCCGACGAGGTCGCGCCGCGCCGCAACGAAGAGGACAGCCCGCCGCAGGTGGCGAACGCGTGGGACCTGTCCAGGTTCCGCTACGCCGGACGCTCCGCCGCCCCGGCACCGGTCGTAGCCATGGCCGCGACCGCCCAAACTCCCCCGGCCGAGCCGGCCGCGGGGCCCACAGAAACCCAGGAGGAGGACAGCATGTCCACTCTGAGCGAGGGCCTGCGTGAGCGGCTCGGCATCGGCGCCGACGCTGAGCTCGACGACGACGCCCTGCTCGACGCGCTCGACCAGGCTCTGACCGAGCGCGCCGACCCGCCCGCCCCCGAGCCCGTCGAGACGCCGGAGCCTGTCGCCGCACGCCTGCCCGAGGGCACCGTGCTGGTCGACGCCGAGCGGCTCGCCCAGCTCGAAGCGCAGGCCGCCGAAGGCGTCGCAGCGAGGGCGCAGCAGCGCGCTGAGGCTCGCGACCGCGCCCTCGACAACGCCATCGCCAAGGGCAAGTTCCCGCCGTCGCGGAAGGCCCACTACGCCGCGGCGTGGGACGCCGACCCTGAGGGCACCCAGCAGCTTCTCGCCAGCCTCGCCGAGGGCATCGTGCCGCTCGCCGATGTTGGCCAGCCCGGCGGCGAGCCCACCGACAACGGCTTCGACGCCGAGGTCGACCGACTCTTCTCCACCCCCGGACGGAGCTAACTCGTGAGCGACTACCTGCCGATTTTCACTCCGGCCGAGACCGCCACCTTCACCACCAGCGCCGCCGTCACCGGCGGTCAGCTTCTGGCCGTCTCCGGCAACGGCACGGTCGCCCCTGCGGCGGCCGGCAGCGCCTCCTGGATCGGCGTCGCCTCCGGGGACGCCACCTCCGGCGCGCGCGTCACGGTGTTCTGCCGCGGCACCGTCCACGAGTCAACGGCGTCCGGCGCGATCACCGCTGGCGCGCAGCTCGCCACCGGCGCCGCCGGCACCGTCGCCTCCCTCGCCGCGGCGGCCGGCGCCACCGCCGGCGACATCAACAGCGCGCGTGGCGTCATCGGCGTCGCGCTCACCACAGCAGCCGACGCGGCCAAGGTCCGCTGGATGGCCTGGTAAGGAGCCTCTCGATGCCTGTTAACCCGTACGCTCCGCCGAGCCTGTCCGGTGACCTGCTCACCATCCACCGGCTGCTCGCGTCGCCGACGCAGATTCAGCGTCGGCTGCAGACCATCACCGACATGCGGTTCATCTCCGACCAGATTCTCACCCAGCGCTTCCGGTCGTCCGGCGGCGCGGTGCTGTACGAGGTCAGTGAGCCGATCTTCACCGATCGGACGCCCGAGGCTGTCGGCCCCGGCTCTGAGTACCCGAAGGCCGTCACCCCGATCGGTGCTGCGGCGCTGGCGTCGGTCCTGAAGTGGGGCCAGGCCACCCGCATCACCGACGAGGCGATCAAGCGCAGCGTTCCCGCCGGCGCGCCGGTCGACCGGGCACTGCGCAAGGTCATCAACACCGTAATCCGGCACATCGACGGCATCACCATGTCGGCTGTCGCGTCCGCGGTCACGCAGACGCAGCTCGCCGGTGACGACTGGGTCGCCTCGACCGCGACGATCCTGCGGGACATCGAGCTGGCGACGGCCAAGATCGAGGACCTGCAGATGGGGTACCGGCCGGACACGATCGTCATGTCCAGCACGAAGTACGCCTACATGGCGTCCGACGAGCGCATCTCGAACCTGCGGCGCCGAGAGGCGACCGACAACCCCGTCTACGGCGGCGAGATCGAGCGGATCGGCGGGTTGGCCATCATCAAGGCGCCGCTGTCGTCGCTGCCGTCGGATGACGTGTGGATCCTCGACAGCCAGCAGCTCGGCGGTATGGCCGACGAGACGAATGCCGACCCCGGCTACACCGTGTCTGAGATGGCGGTGCAGATCCAGACGGAGCGGCTTGCGTCGAAGGACTCCTGGGAGATGTGGGGCCGTCGTATCACGGTGCCGGTCGTGCAGGAGCCGGGCGCCGCCATCAAGATCACCGGCACGAACCCGTAAGGAGACTGGCCGTGGCCAAGCAGTACAAGGTGACCGCGCCGTGCGTGGTCAACGTCCCGGTCAGCTCCGCGGACGGCGCCCAGCTCAACACCTTCTACCGGGACGCCGTCCTGCCCGAGGGTGTGCCCGCTGACCGAATCAAGCACCTGCTCGACTCCAACCTGATCGCGCCGGTCGATGGCCGGGTCGAGGCGGAGTCCGTCGATCAGGAGCAGCTGTCTGTCAACTCCCGGTCCTCGAAGGCCGAGCTGGTGGAGTACGGCGTTGCTCAGGGCGGCAACCGCGCCGAGCTGGAGGCGGCCACCCGCGACGAGCTGCTCGACCGGTACGTCCGGTCGTAGCTGAGAACGTGGCCCGGCCAGCGCAATCCCCGTAGATGCTGGCCGGGCCGCCACAACCGAACAGCGAGGAGGGGCCGTGGCGGAGTCGTGGCAGCCAACGTTGGAGCAGGTAGCCGACCACATCCCCACCCGCACCAGAGACGCGGCTAACCCCGGCAGTGACACGCTGCTGGGGACGTTCAATGCCTCGACCACGCCGACCGCCGAGCAGGCGACACGGCAGATCGTCGCCGCGGTCGCAGAGGTGCTCGCCGCGGTGGGCGGCACGGTCCCCGCAACGCCCGCGCACCTGGAGACGCTCGCCTCCGAGGCGGCAGCGCTGAGGGCCGCCGCCGACATCGAACTCGCCTACCCGGACCGCAACGCCGACGTCAACGTTTTCCAGCAGCTCGACCAGCGCGCCAAGGACGCCCTGCAACGCCTGATCGACGCCGTCAACGACGCCGACGCCGGCCCGGAAGGCAGCCTGCTGCCGGTCTACAGCTTCTCCGATCCCGTCTGGTACGGCGACTACCCCCTGTAGGAGGCGACCGTGCCCGACGTTCTGTGGGTGTGGAACGAACCCCAGGTCTACTGGCTACTCAAGAGCTACGAGGGGCCCGTGGGGCGACACATGGGCGTGCTCGGCGAAAAGGTCAAAATCGGGGCGCAGCGCCGCGCCCCCGTGTCTCCGGCCGGCTCCGACGGAAGACCGCGCGGCTATCTCCGGTCGAAGATTCGATGGGATCGTGGACGCGACGTGATTGGCCAGTACGTTGATATCTCCAGCCCCGCCCGAACCGTTCACGGTGAGCCCGTCGGCCTATTCATGGAAGTTGGGACACGGGCTCACGTGATCCGCCCGCGCAATCCGAACGGATGGCTGCGTTGGGTCGGCTCCGACGGCAAGGTGCACTTCGCCAAAAAGGTCAACCACCCAGGCACCCGGCCCTACCCGCACCTGCGGCCAGCCTTGGAAGACCTGCGTGGCGCCTAACTCCGGCGGGCGCGTTCGCGCTTACACGCCCTGCACTGCCGCCGCAGCTTGCCGTTGCCAGACTGATGTGCCCAGTACGTGTTCTCTTCCGTCCAGGGGTGGCCGTTCTTACAGGTCGCCCGCTCGGAGCGAAGCGGAGCGTCGAGCGGGACACCGTTGGCGGCCCGCCACTTTTCGCGGTCGCAGGCTCGGCACTCGCGCCCCTTGCCTACTGCGGTCGTCGTCCATCGCGTGTTCGCTTCGTCGTAGGCGTGCCCGCGCGGGCAGTGCGTCTTGCCGCCGTTGTTGAGGTGCACATCACCTCGGGCGGCGTTCTCGGCGGCGGTCACGACTTCTAGGTGTGGCGCGGCGGCGCAGCGCCGTACCCGACAGAGGTGGTCAAGGTCTCCCGCTGGCGGCTCGCCGTTGGCTAGTTCGTAGGCGACGCGGTGCACCTTGCGGTTGTTCCCGTGCTGGCTGTCCCAGATGACGCCGTAGCCCTGCTTGTCGAGGGCGCCGGTCCACAGCATGCAGGGACCGATGAGCGGTCTGCCGAGGCGGTCTGCAGTGGTGGGCGGGTCTGCCGGAATGAGTCTGGCGAGGAGTCGCGCTGCGACTGTTTTTCCTAACACCTTATTAATATATCGGGAGTTGGGAACCAAATGCCTGGATATGTGGCTGCTGTCGGCATCGTTCGCAATTGGCTGAATGACATCGACACCCTTACCGGGCCCGGCAACCCGATCGCGCTCGGCGCCCACCGCAGACACCCCCGATCGCCCGGCCACGGCGCATACGTACTGCTGTCCCGTATCGGCAGAGCCGGAGACCTCGTCGCCGAAGACCTCATCGACAGCCCACGTATCAGCGCCAGCATCTACGCCGGCACCGACGAAGCCGCCGAACTGGCCGCTGTCGCCTACGCGAACGCAGTCATCGCGCTGTCAGGAAGCCCGTCAGTGATCGGCGACTCACGCTGCCTCATCGCCGACGAGGTGGTCGGGCCACTGCTGGTCGACAACCACGACTCCGAGCGCGAGCAGTGGCAGTACCTGGTCGACGCGAGCTTCTACATCTACTGACCCCGCCCTGACCTGGAGGTTTTCAATGGCGGCTCTCACCCTGCAGGTCATAGGACCTGAATTGATTGAATCGGAGCTCGTCGCGGCATCGGTCGGCGGTGACACATGCCCTGCTGGCGACGGTATCTACCTGGAGGTAGACAACGCGGGCGGCAGTCCCATCACCGTCACACTCGCCACGCCGGGCACCGTGGACGGGCTCGCGATCGCTGACCGTGAGGAGTCGGTCCCTGCCGGGGCGCGGGGAAAGGTCCTGGTCAGCAGGACGTACGCGAAAGCGGATGGCCAGTGCGACATCACCTACTCCGGCGTCACCTCCGTGACCGTCGGCGTGTTCAAGGTGGCCTGATGGCAACGCGACGCGACAGCAAGCCCGCTACGCAGGACCAGACGCCGCCCCCGTACTACATCGCCGTTGAGCCGCTGTACATCGACGACCAGTTCAGCCGCGCCCACAACCCCGGCGACCGAGTCCCTGCTGACCATGTCGACCGGTTCGGCTGGCGCGACAAGGTGCGCCGCCCCGACCAGCCCGCCAGCGACGACCACAACGAGCCTGAGACCACCCACAGCGGCCAGGCGACCTCTGAAGGGACGGATGCCTGATGGCTCGTGGAAACCCGGGAGCGCTCGCGCTCGGCCCCGGCAGCCTGTACATCGCTGTGCTCGGCACGCCGGAGCCGACCGACCTCACCACGCCGTGGGAGACCGTGTCGGCGAGCTGGATCCCGCTCGGCTACACCGACGAGGGCTCCACGTTCAACTACTCGGTGGACTCCGAGAACGTCGAGGTAGCGGAGGAGCTCGACCCGGTCGCGGTTGCCCTCACCTCGCGTGAGCTCAGCCTGGCGTTCGCCCTGGCCGAGATCACCGCCGCCAACCTGAAGCGGGCCCTCAACGGCGGCACCATCACCGCCGGCACCGGCATCGTGACGTTCGAGCCGCCGGACCTGGGCGAGGAGGTGCGGACGATGCTTGGCTGGGAGTCGGAGGACCACACCGAGCGCTGGGTGTACCGCAAGTGCCTGCAGGTCGGCAACATGGAGATGTCCCGCGCGAAGGGCGCCGCGAAGGCCACGATCAGCTGCGAGTTCAAGCTGGAGCGGCCTTCTGGCGCTAAGAGCTTCAAGGCCATCATGGCGATGGCGAGGGCGTAACCCATGGCCCGGCGCTCCTACACCTCTCGCCGCGACCAGGCGCCCGCAACGGCACCGCTCGACTTCGACCTGGACGGCGTCACCTTCGTCGCGCAGGGCTCCATCTCCATGATGGACATCTCCGAGTTCGCGCGACTGGCCAGCCAGGGACTCGACTCCAAGAGCCCCCAGGCGGTCGCGTTCCTGGCCGACGTCTACCTGTCGCTCCTCGGCCCCGAGCAGTACCGCCTCTTCCGAGAGCACACCCGCACGCATCACACAAAACCCTCCGTCCTGCTGGAAATCCTCGGCGACCTGGTGTCAGGAGCGGTCGAGGAGGAGGCGGGCCGCCCTACCGGCAGGTCCTCGGACTCCTCCGATGGGCCGCCGACCGCCCCGGATTCTGTGACGGTCGTTTCCTTCAAGCGGGGCACCGTCGAGCAGGAGAAGCCGCAGGAGCCGGTGGCGGAGACGCCGCCGGTGCTGTCCTACGGCTGAGTGACCTGCCGCTCCGCGACTGGTGCGACTTCGTGCACAGCTTGTGGATCGAGTGGCGGCACACCCTGATTCAGACGCAGGCGCTGCTCGCCCTCGCCGGTGCACCCAAGGACTTCGAAGCAGACCCGCACGCCGACTTCGACGACCTGTATGGGCCGCCCCGCCCAGCACCAAAGCAAGACCCTGAAGAGCGCAGACGCATCATTGCCGCGCTCGCCGCCGGATAGCCCAGCACAGGAAACCGGTCGGGGGGTGTCGTGGCTGCCACCCCCCTTGCCGAGGCGTTCGTCCGCGTCCGCGCCCTGACCGACAAGTTCAAGGACGACGTCGAGCGCGGCTTCCAAGGGCTAGGCGACGACTTCGGTAAGCAGTTCGCCCGCGAAGGCTCCGCCCGGCTGCGTGACGAGCGAGGCCTGTTCGCTGCTGCTGGGCAGGACATCGGCGACGCCGCCGGCGACGCTGCGGGGGAGCGGTTCGGCCGCCGCATGGCCGAAACCGGGCAGATCCGGTTCGGCGACGACGGAGCCCCGTTCGTGTCTGTCGGCCAGCGGATCGGCGGCGACGCGGGGCAGGCGGCGGGCGAGGAGTTCGGTAAGCGGTTCTTCCGCGACGCCAACGGTCGCCTGCGCGACGAGCGCGGCCGGTTCGTGTCCGAAGGGCGCAAGCTCGGCGAGGGGCTCGGAGACGGCTTCAACGACGGGTTCGGCCGGCGGATCCGTGACGTCGGCGACATCGGCCGGCGCGCCCTCGACATGATGCTGCCGTCGCTCGGCAGGTTGACGGGCGGTTTCGGCGACGCTTCACGGGCCGCCGCCGGGCTGCTGGGCAGCGTCGCCAAGTGGACGGCCATCGCGGGCGGTATCGCCACACTGGGCGCCGCGGCGGCGTCTTCGGCCGGGTACGTGGTCGCCTTGTCGGCTGCGCTCGCCCCCGTTGGCGGGCTGCTCGCCGCACTGCCCGGCATCGCCCTCACCGGCGCTGCCGCGTTCAGCGTGTGGAAGCTGGCTACGGGCGGTCTCGGCGAGGCGATGGGCGCCGCCCTGTCGGGTAACGCGGAAGCGCTCGCCGCCGCCATGGCCAAACTGTCCGACGGCGGCAAGGCTTTCGTTGCCGAATTCCAGCAGACCATCCCGATCCTGAAGGAATTCAAGGCTGCCGCACAGGACGCGTTCCTGAGCCAGATCAGCGGCAGGCTGATGGAGTGGGCGCTCGCCGCAAGCGGGCTCAAGCCCGCGATCTCGGACCTGGCCAGAGAGTTCGGCAGCCTCGTCCGTACCACCCTCGACTTCGCGACCGCGCCGCGCAGCCTCGACCAGCTCGGCACCGTCCTGGGAAACACCCGCACCCTCGTCGGTGCCGTCCGCAACGCCCTACAGCCGCTCCTCAAGGGCTTCCTCGACCTGGGCACGGTAGGCAGCACGTGGCTGGCCGGCCTGTCCGGCGGGCTACAGGACTCGCTGACCACGTTCGGCGAATGGATGAGCCGCGTGTCGGAGTCCGGCCAGGCAATGGCATGGATGAACGACGCCCTCGACGTGCTCAAGCAGCTCGGCCGCCTCGTCAAGGACGTGTGGGGCATTTTTACCGGCCTGTTCGACGCCGCGGAGAAGGCCGGCGGGTCGGCTCTCGGTGTGCTCGGCAACTTGGTCGGCGCCATGAACGACTGGGTGAACTCGGCCAAGGGCCAAGAAACCCTGATCACGATCTTTCGGGCGCTGGCTGACATCGGCCGTGCCCTGCTTCCGGTCGTCACCGCCCTGGCCAGCGGCATCGCCACCCTCGCACCCGTCATCGCCGAGATCGCGACGCTGGTCGGACCGATCCTCACGACCGCGATCAACGCGCTGGCCCCGGCCCTAGCCGCGCTGGGGCCCGGCATCATCGCTGTGTTCACCAACCTCGGTGCCGCTGTGACGACGCTCGCCAGCTCGGGCGTGCTCAATCTGGTCGCTGAAGCGCTGTCGGCGATTCTGATCGCGCTCGCGCCGCTGCTGCCCGCCATCGCTGACCTGCTCGTGCCGATCCTTCAGGTTCTGGCCGCGCTGATCACGGGCGTGGTCGCGCCCGCCCTGTCTACGCTGGTCGGCTGGATCACGCAGGCCGTCGACTGGATCAAGACGGGTGGCGGGCTGACCGACGATCATCCGCTCGCCCGGTTCGGGACGCTGCTGCGCGACACGATCATGCCGATCGTTCAGCAGGCGGGCGACCTGATCGGCCGCGTGTTCTCGGACATCGTCGCCTGGGTACAGTCGAACGGCTCCACGTTCGAGGAGTGGGGCGCCCGCATCCAGTCGATCATCGGCCATATCGGGCCGATCGTGTCGGGGCTGTTCGAGTTCATCTCGATCGCGTGGGAGCGGTTCGGCGGGCCGCTGCTCGACCTGGTGTCCGGAGTTTTCTCGGGGATTTTGCAGGTCATCGACGGTGCTTTGCAGGCGATCAAGGGCATCATCAACACCGTCGTCGGCCTGATCACTGGGGATTGGGACCGCGCCTGGAACGGCATCAAGGACATCTTTGGCGGCGTCTGGGAGGCCATCAAGGGCGTTCTCAGCGCCGCCTGGGAAGTGATCAAGTTCCAGATGACGGCGCCCCTATCGGCGCTCGGCCAGTCCTGGGAGTCCTTCTGGAACAGGCTCAAGCAGGTCGTCACGGACGTGTGGAACACCATCACCCGCTGGGTTGAGGACAAGGTCAACGCCGTCCGCAACTACATCAACCGGCTATCGGAGATCCCCGGCCAGGTGTCCGACTGGTTCGGCCGCGCCAAGCAGTCGATCGTCGACCGGTGGAACGAGGCCGTCAGCTTCGTCCAGTCCATCCCCGGCCGGATCACGTCCGCGCTGAGCGGCATGGGCACCCTGCTGCAGGGGGCCGGCCGTGACCTGGTGATCGGCTTCTATAACGGGATCATCGGCATGTGGAACTGGCTGGTGTCCCAGGTGCAGAACCTGTTCGGCGGGCTCGCCGAATGGGCCAAGAGCATCCTCGGCATCGCCTCCCCATCGAAGGTGTTCGCGGCGATCGGGCGTGAGATCCCGGTCGGCCTTATGGTCGGTGTGGACGCCAAAGCAGGGCTAGCTACGGACGCGGTCGCCCGGCTCGGTCAGGCCGCTTCGGACGCGTTCGCCGCTTCAGTGAACCTCCCCGAGCTGGCCGCGGAGACGTCGGTGCCGGCGTTCACGGGGACGTTCGCCTCCTCGGCCCGAGAAGGCGCCGCGGTGGCCACTCCGGCCGGTGGGATCACGATCGAGAACATCACCGTCCAAGGCGTGCTCGACCCCTCCAACCCGGTGAGCTACCGGCGGATGGTCGAGCAGCTCCGCGAGGCGATCCGCCAGCTTGAACGGGAGGTGTACGCGGATGCCTAGCAGCCTCCAGCTCGGCCGGCTCACGCTCAGGGAGACGTGGGGCTTTACGGAGTCGGCGTATCAGGGCTGGTCGATGCACATCTCGGGTATCGAGGTGCGTCCCATGATCGGGCTCGATGAGCTGTGGGACCGCTTCGACGGTGCGCTCGGCGTGCAGGGGGCGCTCATCCCGGCCATCTGGGAGGAGAAGACGCAGCGCAACGGCTACTACACCGTGAGCTCAGCGTCAGGGGCGGTGCTGGACCGGCGGCCGATCGGCATCGCCACCGTCGAGTGGAAGATCAGCCTGCAACGGCACGGCCCCGACACGGACGTAGACCTGGAGAGCCGGCTCAGCGGCGCCGTACGCAAGAACGACTTCAGCCTGACGGGCGAACGGTGGAGCGCGCCACCGATCGGGCACTACGGCTACTACACCGGCCCGACCCTGCCCAGCCTGATGACGCGCGCCTCAACGGACGGGCTGATCACCGTGTACCGTGGGCTGCCAGCTGGGGTTTCGCCGCGGTGGGGTTGCGCGGTGGGCGACTACATGCGCGGCCGGGTGCGGGTCCTCACCGTGGGGACGGAGCGGGTGGGGACGGCTCACCCGCTGGCGGCGGACGGCTGGGAGCTGTCGAATGGGCTTGTCCGGGTGCGTCCGGTGTCGTCCGGCGGCAGCTTGGAGGTGGCTGCGTTCACCGGCGGGGCCTGGCGGCCGAAGAAGTGGTGGATCGACGTCGGCGGCACGCAGGTCACCGCGTGGGACTCGGCCAGCGTGCTGCGTAACGATGTTGAGCAGTGCATCATCCGCCTGACGGTGGCGCGGTCTCCGGTCGGTCGCGCCTACCTCGACCTCACGCTGCGACGCGGATCTCGCATCGTCGAGGGGTATCTGCAGCGGGGCGACTCGGGCACGCTCAGCGTCTATCTGGCGAGTGCGGAGACGATGACGGACGCCACGTCGTACGTGGTGAAGACGACCGACGACGCCGACGGCAACCGGGCTATCGCAGGGTCGGCCCGCAACTTCGACCCGCACGCCTCCGGCGGCCTCAGCAAGACCTCGACGGCGGCGCTTGACTTCTACCTCGGCGTTGTCGCCGGCGGCGGTAGCGCCGTGTCTGGAGATGCGGCGACGGACCTGCGTAACCAGTACATCGGCGCGCTTGCGGAGACCACAGCAGCGGTGAGGAGGTGACGGGTGCCGGTCAACGAGAAACTCATGGAGCTCGGCTCGTGGTCGCTGACGCTGGTGGAGGAGACGCCCCGCGAGGTCCTCGACCGGCTGCAGTACTTCGGTCACGTCGCCATCGTGCCCGGCCGTGTCAACCCGGCCGAGTACGGCGACAACCTCCTCGGCATGGCCCGCTACGTCGGCGTTCTCACCGGCAAGGACGTCGACCACATCCGCAAGGTGATCGACGGTCAGGGCATGGCCGTGTGGCTGGGCGACGCCGACGGCAAGGGCGACGTGTTGGAGACCGCCGTCGTCATCAACAACACCTTCCCGAACGCGATCCGGCAGATCCTCGGCGCGGGTACGTCCGTCGTCGAAGGGACACTCCACTCGGTGCCCGGCACCTATAAGGGCCGCCACCAGTGGCAGTCCAAGCGCAAGGCCATCGACTACATCTGCACCACGATGGGCGCGGAGTGGCGCGTCAACGGCGACGGAACGCTCGACGCCGGCCTCGCCACGGACTTGTACAACGGCACCCCGGACACGGTTATCGTGCGGCGCCGGCCGAACCGGCACACCGACGGCGACGACCTCACCTTGCATGGTCTGCGCGGCGACATGGGTCTCGCGCAGGACGTGGATGACTGGTCGTCCCGGGTGGTGCTGCTGGGGGAGGGGCAAGGCAGCGCGGTCGTCACGGGCGCGGCCAACGCCGCAGTGAATCCCTACCTTGACCTGCGTGGCCAGCCGGTCAAACGCGTGCGGGTGATCAGCGAGTCGACGACGACGCCGACGAACGCGCAAGGCCGGGCGGAATACCAGCTCAGCCGCTTCATCACCCCCCGTGCGGCGATGCGGCTGACGACGGACGACTACGACGTCGAGGGCGCTTTCGCGGTCGGCGACTGGGCGTGGGTGTACGCGCCCGATGAGGGCTTGGTGGATCCGGGCGTGGAGATCACGTTCCGGGGCGAGCGGATCAACCCGATCAAGCTACGCATGGTGGGCGCGTCGTGGCCGGTGCGTAGCGGGTCGACGGTGGCGTACCGGCACCAGGACGGCACCTGGTACGACCTGACGCCGTTCGTGGACTGGGAGGGCGGGGAGACGACGGTCATCGTCGGCGACCTGCTCCGGTCGCTGTCCCAGGCTGGCACGGAGCCGGTAGGGCCTCGTCCGATCCCGGACTCGACGATCCCCGGTGTCGTGAGCTGGGATCTACCGTTCGAGTCGGGTGTGTATCTGGCATCCGACGGGACGACCCGCGCAAAGATGCTGGTCAAGTGGGATCTGCCGCTCAACGTGGACGGCTCCACGATCTTGGATGGCGACCACTACGAGATCGCATACGGGGTGTCTCCAGTCGCCGACGAGTGGCAGACGGCTTTTGCGCCGTGGGGCGATCTGCAGGCGATGATCTGGGATCTCAGCCCTGGGATCGACTACGACGTCCGGATCCGCGCGGTCGACTCCTCCAACAATCAGGGCGCCTGGTCGGTGACGCAGACGGAGCAGGCGAACGCGGACACGATCCCGCCGAGCACGCCAGCGCCGCCGACGGTGGCCGGGAGCCGGTTGGCGATCCAGATCGTGCACACGCTGGGGAAGGCCAGCGGTGGCACGTACAACCTGGAGTTGGATCTCGACCATCTGGAAGTGCACGTTGGGGCTTCGTCGAGCTACACCCCAGACGACACGACGCTGAAGGGCAAGGTGTCCGCCCACGCAGGGATGATCAAAGCCGGGATTCCGGCGATCGGCAGCGTTGAGGTCGAGGAGACGACCACTCGGTATGTCAAGGTCATCGCCGTTGACCAGGCCGGGAACCGGTCAGACCCGTCCACGGCGGCCACAGCAACTGCGCTGCTCATCGACGACGCGCACATCAGCAACCTGACAGTCTCCAAGCTGCTGACCGGGACGCTTAACGCCGACATCGCGCTCGCGGCACGCATCAAAACCGCCGACACAGGCGCCCGTGTCGAAATGAACGCAGGTGGCCTGCAGATGTACGACGGTGCAGGAACATCGCTCGTCCAACTGCAAACCAACGGGCAGTTTTTCCTGCGAAGCGGTACGACAGGAGCGCGCCTGGATCTATCGACCGTGACTGGACTGCAGATCTACAACGCGTCCGGTATCCGCACGGCTCAGCTGGACGTAGATGGCAGCTTCGAGCTCCGCAGTGCCGCCTCTGGGGCGCGTATCCAGCTCGACGGGACAGGCTTCAAGGCGTACAACAGCAGCAGCCAGGCCACTGTGGACATCTCCGCTGCGACTGGCGCGGCGACGTTCGTAGGTCAAGTCAGTACCGCTTTTTCCGGCAAGCGGATCATCTTCAACCCGACCGGCACCACTCTGCCCGAGGTCAGGTTCACGGCCACGTCAGGGTCCGAGGTTGCGAAAATTGTCGCCACTTCTGACACCACGAGCGACTATGTCGGCATTTCAATGGAATCCAGCGTATGGTCCGGGCAGCAGTCGAAGTACAACCTGTGGCCCAATCAGGCCCGGTTCGAGCACTTCAAGAGCGCGGGAGCCTTCGGTACCGGACTGATTGCTCAGTCCGGCGGACTGGTTTTGCAGCACTACAGCGCTTCAGCCCAAGAGCGTTCGATCACCCTCAACGACTCAGGCGTGGCCGTCTTCACTGGCGGCGGCTCATTCACAGTCAACGGCAACCCTAAGACGTTCATCATCGACCACCCGGCTGACCCGGACCGGTATCTGATCCACGCCTGCACCGAGTCGCCCCACAACGGCGTCGAGTACTGGGGAAGCGCGGTCCTCGACGGGTACGGTCACGCCCACGTCGAGCTGCCCGCCTACTTCGAGTCGCTAACCAGCACTGAAGGCCGGGCTGTGCTTGTCGCCGCCCTCGGCGGCCATCCGCTGCCGGTCTCTGCCTCCTACCCGGAAGATGGCCGATTCAAGATCTATGGCATGCCCGGCCAGCGCGTGTCGTGGCTGGTCAAGGCGATCCGGCGGGATGTGCCACCCGTGCTGGTCGAACCTCTCCGCGACGACGTCAACGTGATCGGCTCCGGCGCCTACCGCTCCTACACCCTCAAGGAACCCCGTGGATAACCAAGAGCTCCCTGTACCTCTCGATGCGCTGGTTGTGGTCACTTCCCAGCAACGGAACACCGCCCTCGACCGGGCCGCGCAGTTGGAGGTCCTCGTCCAGCAGCTCATTCGCGAGCGGGACGAACTGGCCGCCGAGGTGGAACGCCTGCGCGGCCGGGACGGCGGCGAGGCCGTCTAGCGGTACCGGTAGGTGGTCTTCGTCTTCTTACGGACCACCATCCGGAACATCCACCAGCACAGCCAGACGACGCCCCATAACCCACACGTGAAGATCGTCAGCATGAGGTGGGTCATGTGGCTCATCCCGGACAGACCGCGCTGCTTCGTCACCGCTGTGACCTTCTTCGGCGGCTTCGGCGGAGGTCCGTAAGGCGGCTGATGCTGGGGCGGGGGGTAACCCATTGCGCGGCTCCAGATGAATCGCTGGGGGAACGTGGTGGGACGCCCCAAGCATCCCCCCGGTTTACCCGACGCGCACGTCCGATCCCGGACACATGATCGTGCCGCCCGTCTGCTGAGGGTGCGGGACGGGCGGCACCCCAACTTTGAACGGAGCGCGCGTGACCGAGGACGCACCATCGCTGGGCGAGGTTATGCGCCGTCTCGGCGACGTGCGAGCCGACATCCGCGAGGACATCGCTGAGCTACGCACCCGGCAGGAGCGCGAGTGGGTATCCGTAAACGCCCGCCTGGAGCAGCTGGTGACCCGCGACCGGTACGAAGCGGAGCGGTCGGCGATGCTGGACCGGATCGCCAAGCTGGAGACGACGGCGGACAAACGCCAGGAGCGCTCAGGCCTGGACTGGCGGCAGTTCGTCTTCTCCGGCCTCATACCGGCCGCCATCTTCGCGGCGGCCACCCTGATCCAGATCCTCAACGCCCGGGGTGGTTCGTGATGCTGGCTGGCGTACGTCGCCTGTGGTGGGTGGCTGTGAGCGTCGTCGCGGTGGCCGGGTTGTTCGTGTGGGTGTCGGTGGAGCTCGGCAAGCTCCGCGAGGATCTCCACTCGGCGCAGGACACCGCGGGTGTGTTGGCGGATCAGGTGCGCGAAATGGGCGGAGTTCCTGAGGTGTCGCCGCCGGTTGGCCCACGCGGTGAGCGGGGCGAGGCTGGCCAGGAAGGTCCTCGCGGCCTGCCGGGCCCGTCTGGCCCTCCTGGCCGGGATGGGAAGGACGGCGCCGCGGGGAAGCCAGGCCGGGACGGCCCTACGGGGCCGCCTGGACCTCCAGGACCGCAGGGCGCCAGGGGTGAGCCGGGAGCGTCCGTCACGGGCCCTCCTGGAGCCAAGGGAGAGCCAGGTAAGGACGGCGCAGACGGCAAGGACGGGGCACCCGGCCCGAAGGGTGACCCGGGTGAGCCTGGCCCGCGCGGCGAGCCCGGCCCGCCACCGGCCGGCTGGACGTTCACAGTCGGCGCCATCACCTACCGGTGCACACCCACAGAGCCCGGATCCACCACCTACACCTGTGAGCCGGGAGGCTGACACATGCAGCTTGTGAGACGCGCGGCGTTCGGCTGGGGCGCCTCGGCCGCCTCGTACGCCCACCCGACCCGAGGGCTGGTCATCCACTACGACGGGTCCGATCAGGGTCTGGCCCGGCGTGAGCATGCGGCGTGCGTGGACTACTGGCGGCGCACCCGCCGCTTCCACATGGGCGCGAACCGCGGATGGTCCGATATCGGCTACAGCTACGGCGCTTGCCCGCACGGGTACCTCTTCGAGGGCCGCGGCCTGGATCGAATGCAGGCTGCCCAGCCGACCGGGAACAGCACCTACTACAGCGTGACACTCATGTGCGGCCCGTCCGAGGACCCGACGCCGGCGCAGATCGACGCCGTCCGGGAGCTGCGGGCGTGGCTTATGGACAAGGGCGTCGGCGGCCTCGTGAAGGGCCACCGCGACTTCTACTCCACCTCGTGCCCCGGAGACCGGCTGTACCGGCTCGTCAAGAACGGCACATTCACCAAGCCAGCCAGCGGCGACGCCAAGCCGGCCGCCGGCGCCAAGCAGCAGGAGGACGACGACGTGAGCGCGAAGGACGTGTGGGGCTATGAGATCCCGGTCGAGTGGGGCAGCAAGGAGAACCCCTCCTGGCAGGCCAAGTCCATCCTCGTGAACGCTGGGCAGCGGCTCCGCAACATCGAGGCGAAGCTGGACGCCCAGCACGCCACCATCAAGGCTCTCGCGGACGCGCTGGCAGCTCGTGACGGGTCGGTGGACGTGGACGCGCTGATGGCGCGGATCCGGTCGGAGATCGAGTCTGTGACGGTCCGGCTGGACGTGGGCGAGTGAGCGACGGCCTGTGGCTGCGCAACTACCCGTGGCGAGACGTGCAGCGACGCCTTGAGCCTACTGACGACTCGTGGGCGGCGGTCGACGCTGATGACCTCCTGAAGCACGCCGAGCTGTCGGTGGAGCTCCAGTGGGCCGACCGTGGCCGGGTGTCCGGTCTGGTCGGCAAGAGCACCTGACGAGCCGCGAGGCTCACTGAGGGCGGTCCCGCCAGATGCGGGCCGCCCTTTCGCATTCCCCCGTCCCGAGGAGACACCCTCAACATGCGCATCAACAAGTCCCTGATCCTGGCGACCGCGTTCGCCACCGCGGCGGTCCTGGCCGGCGCTCCCGCGTCGGCCGCCGTCGGCACCGACGTGCCCGGCCTGGAGATCGGCACGATCGGCTACAACGCGAACGGCGCCGACACCTGGTGGAACCGCAACAAGGAGTACGTCGACGTCGTCAACGTCACCGACGCGCCGGTGGACGTGAAGGGCCTGGTCGTCGCTGACGGCTGGGCGAAGCAGGCGGGCGACGACAACCCGAAGAACTGCAACACGTGGACGGTCAACAGCGTGCCCGGCGTGACCGAGGTCGAGGGGAAGCTCATGCTGCCCGGTCGGCACACGGTCCGCGTCTACTCGGGTGCGGGCACGCCCGCGGTGTCGGGTGAGGGTGGTCGGTTCCACCTGGTGTACATGAACTCGAAGTGCGGCTACCGCGGCCACTACCTGAACAACACGGGCGACACCGTGTGGATCAGCAAGGGCGGCGACTCCGAGGCGAAGACCTACAACTTCGACAACGGCTACTACGTCCGCTGACGTGCTGGCCTGCGCTTTTGAAGCGCTTCCCGTTCGGCTTGCATTCCGCGGCCGAGATTCAAAGTCGTCCCGCTGTCGTGGCGGGCTGTCCCTGAGGAGGGGCAATGAGTGTAGGCAAGTACGCCAAGTCGGTCGTGGCCGCGCTGTTCGCTGCTGTCGTGGTCGCCAAGTCCGCCGTCACTGATGGTGTGATCACGCCGCAGGAGTGGATCGACATCACGCTCGCCGTGCTGACGTCGCTGGGCGTGTGGGCGGTCCCGAACGCCCGCCAGTCGGAGATTCCGCCGCGCTAGCCTGTTGTTGTGGTCTTGCCCCGGTGTGGCCGGGTGTCGGGACTGCCCCGCGCGGGTCCGTCTCTGCTGCGGGACGCCGTAGCGTCCGCTCCTGAGCGGTTAAGCGGCGGGACGCGCTCTTACGGGGTCGGGTCGCCTTCGGGCTGCCCGGCCCCATTTGCGATCTTGGTGTTGTGAATCGGCTGATATTATCAGCGCCTCGTCATGATCGTAATTAATGGGATTACTCGAAAATACACACCCCGGTATTCGAACAAGCCGCCCCTCCTGTCGAACTAGAAAGAAATCCTTTCCAGTTGCGTCCTCCGCCGCTTCACCTCCCCGGGTGACACAGACCGGCCCCCGCCCTATGTGGGCGGGGGCCGGTTTCGTGCTGTCCAGGGTCAGGCGCTACGCCACCGCGCCTGCTCACCACCACGAGACGTGCACCGCATCAGCGTGCCCGCCTTCGTACGGCCGAGAGCACCCTGCGGGGAACAGAACGAGCCAGGGTGCACACCAGTCTGGACGGACGGCTGGGCAGGCTTCCTCGTGGGCTTCGGCTTCGGCGTGGGCGTCTTGACGCGCGGCTTCGGCGTGGTGGGCTTGGGCTTCGGCGTCTTGACCCGCGTCAGGGTCGGCGTCGGCGTGGCCGTGGCCGTCGCTGTGATGGTCGGTGTCGGGGTCGGCGTGGGCGTGCCCGTGGACAGGAGCGCCGGCGCCGTCTCGGCGGGTGTGGTGGAGCTGGTGGCCGCGGAGCAGCCAGCGGTGAGGGTGGCCGCGAGTATGGCCGCGGTGAGGATGCTGGAGCGCATCAGGGGGCCCTTCGTCTGGGGAGAGATGGGGCGAGCCGCAAGGTAAGACGACCGCCTGCGTTCGGTGGTTGGCGTCGAGCCGCATGAGGCTGGGGCTCCAGGAGTCCGTAGGATGCCCTCGCACCACAAGCACCACCGGGGAGGGCTCCATGGCCTACGACGGACCTGACGACCTGCTGCAGATGAGGCGGGACTTCGTCGCCGCAGAACGGAAGCTGGCGGAGCTCGGCCGGGCGGAGCCGTTCAACCGGGAGGCGTGGGAGGCGACGTACGCCCGCGCACAGGAGCTCGCGGTGGAGATCCAGCGCAGTCCGTGGCTGGCCGCAGCCGAGAACCGGCACAAGGCGTGGACGCTGCTACGCGACGCTGCGGCGGAGGGGTAGGTCGATCACCTCGACCAGGTCGGCTAGGTTCACCCACTGCTCGATCTGGCGGACGCTGGTGGCATAGTCGACGACGGTCGTTCGGGTGGGGCTGTGGTGGACGACGCGGTACACCTGACGTGGCCCGTGGCCGCGGTCGAGGGTGATGACGGCGATCTCGATGCCGTCAGGGCCGCGCCACACTCTCACGGGCGAGAGCGTACGCCACAACCGGACAAAAGTGCATAGTCTGCACGCGGGAGCCCCGGACCCTTGGGGAAGTGGGCCGGGGCTCCCGCACGTGCTAGCTAGCGGTCGTCTTCCTGCTCCTCGGAGTCGAACTGATGGGGTGGACCGGCCGCTCTTGGCGGCCTCATGGTGGGTAGCCGTGCCGTAGAAGAGCGGCCTCCACGTAGTCCACCTCCGCTCCAGTGCACTTATCCAGCGCCCGGTAGTACCGGTCCCGGTTCGCCTTGAAGTCGTCGCCGTCGGGGTCGCCGCCGTACCACACCATGCCGAGCTTGAGCGCTTCGCGTACCAGGTCCCGCCGCACGGGCGGCGGGTCGGGGTCGCTCGTCTTCTTGCTGCTGAACAGGCCCACGGGGGCTCCTTTCGTTGGTTGGGGAGCGGTTGGCCAGCTCATTTGCCGCTGCAGCCGCAGAGGCCCCGGCAAGTCGGGCAGGGATGGACCCGCGTGCGGCCGTCTGGCAACATCTCGATGTTCGGCTGGCTGTCCCTGTCCGGGCAGTCGAGGCCGTGGGGTGATCGCACGCGCGTGAAAGGGCTGCCCGGGGTCTCGATGTATTGGCCCCAATGGATCTTGTTGCACATGGCTTGTCCTCTCGTGTGGGAGCTGGCTGCTCCGGACGCCCGCCACAGCAGGGCGGTGGCGGGCACCCGCAACGTCAGCGCTTGACCTTGCTGATGAGGGCACCACCCGGCACTCGCAGCGCCTTCGTGCCGGCGGTGGAGTCACTGTGGACCACGTGCCGGTCCGTCCGATCACAGGTGATCGTCTGGTAGGTCTCGGCGTCGATGAACTTCGCGCCACATGCGGCGTTCGCGCTGGTCTTCTCATTGCTGGTCACTGGGCGACTCCAACCGAAGTGAGCGGGAGAGAACGGAACTCGGTGTCGACGTCGGCGGCGTATACGGCTCGCCGGCAGTGGGAGCACCGGTACTGGACCGGGCCCTCGTCGAGGGCGTGACGGCATCGGGGGCAGGTGGCGGCCATGTCGGCACCTACTCGTCGTCGTCGGGGTCGTCGTCCGGGAGGGTGACGCCGAGCTGCACGCTGCCGAGCTCGTTGCCGTCGTCGTCGTAGACCTTGCCGCCACGGATCGTCATGTGGCTGGCGTAGAAGTTGTTGACGACCGTGGGCTTCTTCGCCTTCTTGGGCTTCTTGGGGTCGGCCATGTCGATGCCTTTCTCGTGGGAGGGGAGTGTTAGCGCAGCCAGAAGGCGGCGTTGAGGGCAATGAGCAGCACCCAGCCGGCGCCCGCGCACAGCGCCGAGACGGTTGGGATAGTGCCGGTCCGCCAGAGGCGGATAGCGACGTGCCAGCAGGCGGAGGCGATGGCTGCGGCCGGCAGCCACGCCCATGGCTGCCAGGGCAGGCCGGCTTCGTGCAGCAGCCACATGAACGCCGTCCACTCGGTCAGCGCCTCGCAGCCGAGCAGGACAGCAGCGCAGGCGAGGGCCGTCTGTAGCCGCGCTGGTGTAGCTGTGCCGTAGATGGATGCCATGGCTTGGTCTCCTACTTGTCGCGGCCGAGCAGGCGGGCGCCTGCTCGGATACGCCGGCCAGTGCCCTTGCACCGCCGGCAGGCGCCGAACGCGCCTTTGAACGTGGTCGAGTTGGACTGTCCGGACTTCTTGCAGGCGGGGCAGATCTTGTACGGGTGGATGGCGCACGAGAGCAGGTAGACGATCGCCCAGAGGCCTCCGCCGAGCAGGAGCAACAAGGCCGCTTCCATGCGCGCTACCGGCTCTTCTTGCGCATGGGGGCGGGGCGGCTGATGGCGGTCCAGGGGACGTAGCAGACGTGGGTCAGCTTGTTGTTGTAGTCCTGTCGGCAGTGCTTGCACGTGAACAGGGCGACGCTGACGCGGATCTTCACGAGAGGTCCTTTCGAGGTGCGAGTTGGGGCTCAAGAGGGGGCCAAGGACTTGGGGGAGAAGGTCAAGAATCTTGGCTCTGAAGCCAAGGACTTGGGGGTGTGTCAAGGACTCTTGGGGCGGCTCTCGACTCCGCCGACCTGCGCTCTTGTGGGTGTTGGGCCCTCTTGGGGCGCATGCAGGGACCTTCACCGCGACCCCGCTCTGAGCGCATGAAGGGCGTCATCGACGTCCGCCCGCTCGTAGCCGTTGCGGGTCTTCTTCTTGCCGTCGTCGTTGGGGTCGGGTAGCCAGAGCGCTTTCGGCTTGACGTTGATCGGCCGCAGTAGGGCCGCCAACTGGGAGGGGTCGAGCCCGGCCCACTCGTCGTGCTCGTGGAGCCGGTCAAGGATCTGTTCGGTCGCCATTCGGTCCTGCTCGCCGAAGAGGTCCTGCAGCAGGCGTAGGAGACGGCCGAGAGGCGAGTTGTCGGCGAACGGGAGCGTCCCCGCAGCCTCGCGCAGCTTGTACGCGACGGCGATGATCTGGTCCACCTCCCCGGCCTCGTCGTCGAGGTAGTAGGAGCGCATGAAGATGGGGGTTTCGCCGTCCGCGTCGAGCCAGCCGAGGCCGCGGTATTCGATGGCTTTGGGGATGTCGGAGGCGTCGTAGCCGTCGCCGGCTTTGCCTTCGCCGAGGATGGCGTTGGATGAGGTGGCGCCGTCGCAGCGCATCGCCCATCGCATGCTGACGGAGGCGCGCAGCGTGCCCGGGACCACGTCGACGGTGGTGCGCTGGGTGGCGAGGACGGGCAGGATCCCGGCGGCCGGGCCGCGGGAGGCGAGGTCGGCCAGCAGGTTGACGATGTCTTCGCCGTGCTTCTTGTCGGTGGTGTACCAGCGCAGCTCGTCAATGATGATGAAGTGCAGCGGCATCTCGTCGAGCAGGTCCGCTGTCAGCTTGCGTTTGCCCAGTTCGGAGAACCTGTCGTAGCGGGCCTCCATGTCGGCGACCTTGCCTTCGAGGAACTCGACCAGCCGCTCTGGCTGCCGTTTGAAGTACGTGTGGCAGATGCAGGCGAACGGGTCGAAGTCGGCGGCCCCCTTGCCGTCGATGATGTGCAGCCGTACGCGGGTGTCGAGGGCGGCGGCGCACGCCAGGTTCGTGACGCCAATGGACTTGCCGGTGCGCGGGGCGCCGCCGACCAGGAACGATGAGTCGACGATCCGCGGGGCGACCTGCTGGTGGCGGGCGTCCATGCCGAGTGGCACGCCTTCGGTCCAGATGTCGAGCGGTGTCTTGCGGTACAGCAGCGGGGAGCGGAGCGTGCGGGCGAACGGGTTGCCGTGCGAGCAGCGGACCGTGATCCGGCCTTCGTGGCCGTTGACGCCGCGGATGTCGAGCTGGATGTAGCCGACGCCAAACGCGGACGCCAGTTCTCTCCGCTTGGATACGGCAGCCCGGGCGGTGACGGCTGAAGGCAGCTCGACGACGGCCAGCCAGGCGTCGCCGTCCTTCACCACGCCGGGGCTGATCACTCGAATGTTGTCCAGCTTGCCGAGTTTGGCGTCGGCGAATGCCTGCCGCACCAGGGCGGAGGACGGGCGCTTACCTGCGAGTTTGCGACCCTTTTCCTGCTGGGCGGATTCGGCTCGGCGCTTTTGTTCGACGATGCCGGCGACGATGAACAGCAGCGTCACGATGAAGATCGGGGCAGGCCACCACCACAGCCACGAGCCCGCCAGCCCGCCAGTCCACACGCCGGTGATGATCCAGCGGCGCTTTTGGGTGGCTTCCAGCTTGTCGACGGACACGTGCTCGCGGCCTGCGTAGTCGGCTGCTGTGACCCACAGCCACCAGCGGACGACTGCCTTGCCTGAGCCGATCAGGGCGTACTTGGCGAACCTGCCGCTGCGGCGCGCGTAAGGGGCTGAACCTTGCGCTGCGGCGCTGATCTGCACGGTGAGGCGCTCCAACGCCTGACCGGAGGTGTCGCAGCCTGAGGCTCGACAAGCGCGCAGCACCCGCGTGTCGTTGTGAGGGAGTTGCCCGGTCAGGTGCTCCAACTCGGCGATACGCCGGTACGACAGCTTGCGCGAGATCCGGCCAGTCCTGCGCGTGGGCTGAATGTCGTCGGTCTCGTCGATGAACTCGGCGTCGACGACCTCAGGTTCGACCTCGCCCGGCTGGTCGGGAACGGCGACCTCCTGGCCGTGGTTCTCCTCGACGGCCTGCTCCTGGGAGACGACGGCGAGGTGCGAGCGGTCCCGGTCGGTGTTCATGCCGCCCCCAACGGGGCTCTGCGGCCGACGCTCTGCAGGTGCAGGGCGAGAAGTCCGAGCACGGCGCCGCCGAACTGGAAGGCGGCCCATCCGATGCGGCACACCTCGACCAGGACGAGCAGGATCACGACGCCGGCGACGCGAGCCGCTGTGAGCGCGCTCCACCAGCCGCGGGCCTTGACGGTGGCTTTGACCTCAGGCCAGGTGCGAGCCTCTGACAGGTCGGATCGGATCGCGCACGCGAGGAACAGCAACCAGATCAAAGGGTGGGTTGCGACGTCGATCACGACGACTCTCCGTTCAGCGCGGGGGCGGGGTGCGAACCGTTCAGGGAGGCCGTCTCGAACGAGGGCTGGAGCGGCTCGGCGGGCGGCTGCTGCGGTGCGCGCGGCTCCGGGTCGGGAGATGCCTGGCCGCGCTCCTTCTTCACCTCGTCGATGACTTCTTGCGCCTCGCGGATCTCCAGTCCCCACCGGTCCGCGAGGGTGCGCCGGCCGAGCCCGCGCTTGCCGCCTTCGATGCTCGCCTCGTAGGCCAGGCGTGCCGCCTCGAACCGGTCTGTGGCGATCACGGGGATCTCGACTTCGACGAGTTTTTCGACCTCGCGGTCGCGGTACACCACCCGCTCGACGGTCTGCTCCGGGGCCTTGTGCCGGATGGTGCGGATCAGCCACATCAGCAGTTCGTACGCGATCACTAGCACGGCGGCGGGTGCTGCGCTGACCAGGCGTGATATCCATCCGCCGTCCCAGCCGTGCGCCGCGTTGGCCGCGAGGGTGGCGCCGATGCCGGCCCACAGTGCGAGGTATGCGAGGCGCGGCACAGCCAGTCGGAGGCGGGCGCAGTACAGCATCACGAGGGACGCCATAACGATGACGCCGTCGATCACGATGGGGAACCAGCGTGCCGTCTCTTCGGGCTCCCCGTTCTTGATCGCCAGCCCGTACTGGTGGTGGTACGACACGTACGCGGCGACGCCGGCCAGGACGATGACGACGAGGACGGCGGCGGCCCGGATGTACCGATCCCCTCGGGGCTTGGGTGAGTTGTCGTTCTGCTGGCACGCGTCGAGGTCATCGGTGACCTCGCTGGTGCTGTTGGTCGGCCCCTCGCCGTTCCGCATTGTTCTGCCTCTCGTGTGGGTCGCTTGATTGCCTCAGGTATGTCTACACCTTAAGCTCGGTATGTCTACACCCGCAAGGAGGAGGAGTGCACATTGCTAGTTACGGACGCGTACGGTTACCGTGATCCCGTGCCGAATCAGCCCAAGTACCCAGGCCGTCACCTGCGGATGGACGCACCGCGATGGGAAGGCTTCGGCATCCACAGCGCGGCACACGCCGGCGACCGCACCAAGGAACTCGTCCAGATCATCGACTGGCTCCTGTATGCCCCCGATGCGAAGGCGCCCGAGCGCATCCCGCCTTCCGAACTGATCGCAGGGCTACGAGCCGCGGCCGCCGAGACCGATCGGGAAGCGGAGCAAGAGCCGAGCGACAAGAAGCGAAAGGCCCTGTGTGAAAAGGCGCAAGCGCAACGCGACATGGCGAACCTAGTTGCCGAACGGACACGGGCGGCCCGAGCGTGAGCGCGTTAGACGACCTCGCCGTACGCGTTGGTGACCAGCTCATCGTCTTCCCCGGCGCTGGCAAGCAGGGCCCAATCTGTGTGGCACAGACCGAAGCCGGCCGCCGCTGCAGGCTCAGCATTCAGTGCGAGGGGTACGGCGGCTGGTCCGCCGTGCACGTGCCCGAGTTCGATGGCGAGGTGAACGCGCTTGAGCCGCTCGACGAAGCGTGCTTCATTCATCAGAGATGCCCGGACCACCTCGCCACCGAAGTGGATGCAGTCCTCGCACCGACGTGGGTCCCCTTCGCGCCCAGCCAGCACGCTCACTTGGTTGTACAGCGCCCGAAGATGACCTGGACGGCGGAAGGCATACAGACTGCCCGCCCAAGGCCCCCTGGCCCGGCCATGACGAAGTCCGACGATGAGTTCGCTCTGCTCCTCGCGGCGGCCTACGCCGAGAGGTCTGAACCACTCCACACAACTGCGCTGTACAGGTACTACGACCAGCAGGACCGACTCCTCTACGTCGGCATCACGGATGCCCTGATGGAGCGAATCTCATCTCACATCAAGTCGTCATCGTGGATGGACTTTGCATCGCGGTCCACCATTGACCGACATCCAACACGCAAGGCTGCTGAGACGGCAGAGCGGGAAGCGATCAAGGCAGAGCGTCCGCTCTTCAACAGCATGCACAATGACACTCCCGAGGGTCGTCGGCGTCTCGTGGAGTACCTCGTTGAGCATGGCCGGACCGATCTCCTTGTGCCGGACGTGTCTCGAGGCTGACGGCAGCGACGAAGCGAGGCCCCCACCCTTCCCGGAGTGGGGGCCTCGCTGTTGTGGCCCTGCCCCCACAGTCCCTCCGAAAGCCGGGACAGGGCCACGTTGGTCACCCGCCTCCCACTGCCATCGGCGCAGAGCCGTGAGAGGCGGGCTGTCTAGGAGTCGGCGCCGCCGGCCGCGCGCCTTGCTTCGTTGGTGCTGTGGAGCGACAGGTTCTGCAGCGGGCCGAACTGGGCGTTAACCCAGCCGAGGGCGCCGGACGCTTCGCCGTTGAGCAGTTCGATGATGGGCTGCTTGGACTGGGGGTGGATCTTGCCTGTGTCGACCCATACGCGGCTGTGCCTGTCGGCCCACACCTGGATGATGGCGGGGCTCATGGCATGTCGCCGCAGGTGAACGGAATCTCACCTTCCGGGCGCCGGTAGGCGGCGAGGATGCGTAGCAGCATCCCCTGCTGGACGGCCTCGCACTCGGTGCGGGCTTCCGCGGTGCGGCCGGTGGCCTTGTGTCGCAGGTGGATGGTGCCCTCGTCGCCGCGGCTGACGTGGCACTCGGGGATCTCGGGCGGGGGGTTGCCGTCGGCTGGCCCGCTCGTACACTCAGCCATAGGGGCGCACCTCCAGCGTGCGTCCGGGGCCCGTCCTGGCGCGCGAACGCCGTTGGTCGGGCCCTACTCATGTTTCCGCTTGGTCAGAGTGTGCCACGTCAAGGTGTCTTAAACCATCCCCACGTGTAGCACAGTGCGTCGGGGTGTACCTATGTTTGCCCTGGTACGCCCCACCATCGTGATCGCATGCACCCGAGGCGATCAAAGTGGCGGCAGGCGTACGCCGCCATCTGTGACCGGATCCGTACAGGCGAGCTGGAGCCTGGCGACCGGGTGCCGACGGTGCACGAGCTGATGCAGGAGTTCGGCATGTCCAACACGGTCGCCCAGAAGGTTCACCGCGCTCTGCGCGAGGCCGGCCTGGTCGAGACGGAGCCCGGCACCGGAAGTTACGTGCTGGACGGGGCGGCCGAGAAGCTCCAGGCCGTCAAGGGCGAGTCGGAGAACTAAGTGAACGCGAGCGGCCCCGTCTCCCTGTGGAGGCGGGGCCGCTTGGTGTCTGAGGTCTACCGTTCGCAGACGACTCCGTCGCCGTCGCGGTCCTGATACCAGGCGTACTCGGGGTCACGTCCGCGGTAGTAGGGGCCGTAGCCGGCGGCGTTGGCGTCACCGCACGTCCGGTACCGCGGGTCGGTCCCCGACGGATTGCTCGGGGTGGGTGTCGGCGTGGGCGTGGGGGTGGTGCCGCCGGTGTCGCACCGGCTGGACCAGATGCGCAGCTTTTCGCGCTTCGCCTTCGCCTCTTCGGCCCGCATGATCCGGATGTACTTGTCGTTCGGCATGTACAGGGCGGCTTTGCCGTACCCGTAGCGGACGAGGTTCCGGTTGACGTGGACGCCCTTGCTGTTGAACACGTAGAACAGCGACCGCCCGTAGCGGTCCTTCGGCTCCTTGTCGCGCAGCAGGTAGGTGGTCGAGCCGAGACGGAGCAGCGAGGCTGTGCGGGCGGTTGCCGTCTTGAACCAGCACTGGCCGCGTTCCGGAGTGTCCACTTCGAGGAGGCGGACGCGGATGACCTTGCCGCCGCGGCGGACGTCGATCGTGTCGCCGTCCACGATCTTCACGATCTTCGCCGACACGGTGCCCTTCGGCAGACCGGGCGGGGCGGCAGCCGCGGGGGAGGCAAGCGTCGGCGACACCACAGCGGCGGCGGCGACGGTCAGGGCAGCGGCTCGTAAGCGCATTGAGGCTCCTGGGGAGGAGTGATCGGACGGGGGATAAGACGCCGCAGCCGCGGCGATGGTGTACTGCCATGCCGAATGGGTTGGAAGCCGTACAGAGCCAAGAGTGCCCCTGTAGCAGGGCATGACCGGGCGTGCCCTGGCATGCCCTATCGCGCCTGAGTAGGCGGTGGCATGCCCTCGTACGGTCGGCCCCATGATCGATTGGGAGCCTGACGAGACGGTGTGGCAGCAGCTCTATGACATCTTGCGCAAGCGGATCGAGTCGGGACATTACAAACCCCGAATGCCGATCCCGAGTATCACTCACCTTGAGCAGGAGTTTGGTGTGGCCCGAGGGACGGTGCGGAAGGTGCTCGGCAAGCTGAAGGATGACGGCCTGTTGCGGGCGATCCCCGGCAAGGGGACGTTCGTCCCTCCTCGCGGCGAGTAGCTGCGTTAGCTATCCGACGTCCCAGTTCGCGCCTACTGGGACGTTGCGGACCTGATGCCCGTTGTCACTCTCGGCCTATAGGTACCTCATTACGTTTGGGCCC